CCTGCGCCCTGGACGCCTCGCCCCTGCGCGCCCTGCGCCCTGCGCGCCCTGCGCCCTGAACGCCTCGCCCCTGCGCGCCCTGCGCCCTGAACGCCTCGCCCCTGCGCGCCCTGCGCCCTGAACGCCTCGCCCCTGCGCGCCCTGCGCCCTGCGCGCCCTGCGCCCTGCGCGCCCTGCGCCCTGGACGATGCGAGGCCTCGCCCCTGCGCCCCCTGCGCGCCCTGCGCCCTGGACGATGCGAGGCCTCGCCCCTGCGCCCCCTGCGCGCCCTGCGCCCTGGACGATGCGAGGCCTCGCCCCTGCGCGCCCTGCGCCCTGCGCCCCCTGTGGCCTGGACGATGCGAGGCCTCGCCCCTGCGCCGATGTATCCTGGAACCCTGCGCGCAGGCGTTCCAGGATGCATCGGCATCGTCCATCGTGGCGCGCCCTGCGCCCCTGTGGCCTGCGCGATGGACGATGCGCGAGGCCTCGCAAGGGCGATGCGATGGGGCGCCCTGGACGGCGCGCGCCTCGCGAGGCGAGATGTCCATTTCGCCCTGCCGTTCTGGCCCGACTACCGCTGGTGCATCCAAAACGGGTTTTTTGACTTTTGGGACTTGACTATCCTCCCCGATTGCGGTCGGAGAAAAAAACAGGCTGTGGTATCCTGTTTGTGGAGAAACCGGCCGGAATTGGAAAGAAGTGAAGGATGCCCAGAAAACGTGAAGCCGCATCGGCGGTATACGCCGCAAAGAATGAGCGAGTCGCCGCCGGCATTCGGGAGCCGTTTCCAGGTAACCCGGGCGACCCGTTGCAGTTTTCCATTCGCATGCTCCCATCGTTCCAGGGCCGCTTGGCCATCAAGGATGGCGGAGGGACGGTCGCCATAACGTGCAAGGACAAGGCGTCGAAGGAGGCGCTGCTCAAGGCCATTCAGGACGCGCTCAGCCAGCGGGATTTGGACGAGCGTCGGTGGAGGGACACCGATGAGGCCCTGGAGCGTGAACGAAAGGAAGGTACCCGATGAGCTTACCGAGCCAGGCAGTGCGCGCGTGCGCTCACTGCGCGAGCCCACTTGTGTCCGTTTTCCGACGGTTCGTCGCTGGCGTGTTGCTGGCGACGGCCGTTTCTTGCAGTAGTGGGTGCGGGCTGACCCAGCCGACCTACATGGATATATCGCCGGCGCAGCTCGACCAGATCGCATCGCGGTTGGGTTCAGACGTCGGCACGCTCTACACCGAGGGGCGTGAGTTGCTGAAGACGGAGCTGTCCCAGGAGCTGGGTCTGAAGGTCGATGCGATACACGTTCCGACGCCGGAGGAAATCAGGGAAGTACTCGACCTTCCCGAGGGCGAGCCGCTGACCACGGCGCAGATTGTGACGGCGATGCGGGAGGAGGGCGTGATTGTCGAGATTGAGCCCGCGTCGACGGCAGCTCTTGGCGAGGTGGCCAAGGAGGGGATGAAGAATCCCGTGAGCAAGGAGAACTGGGTCGCGGGTGGGATTGGAGGAGCGGGAATACTGATCGCGGGCGCCCTTGGTCTTCGTGGTCGTCGGAAGCGGAAACGTGAGGGAGTGACCACCCCTCCGCAGAACGAAGGAGCTGTGGCATGAGTGCACCTCAGAAAGAGGGAACGCCCGAGACGAAGGGCCTTCTCGGTTCGAAGACGGTTTGGGGTGTGCTGATTATGCTCCTGGGTCCGTTGGTCTTGAGATGGACGGGCATCGACCTTTCCAGCGAGACGGGCGTCGAGTTGGCGGACAAGCTGCCAGAGTTGGTCGGCGCGTTCCTGGCAATCTACGGTCGCGCGAAAGCCGATGGGAGAATCGATGACATCTTCTGAGGCGGCCGAGGTCGACACCACAGCAACCGACGATGCACCGGCAGCCGTCCGCTCCCGTGTGAAGGAGTTGCGCCACGTTTTGGCTCGGGACCTCGTTTCGGACGAGGAGAACTGGCGTACACATCCGGCCGCGCAGGAACGGGCCATGAAGACCGTTCTGGGCAACATCGGGTACGCTGACGCGCTTTTGGTCCGGGAGCTGGAGGATGGGCGCTTGAAGCTCATCGACGGCCACATGCGGAAGTCTCTGACGCCAGACCAGGAGGTACCGGTCCTGGTGCTCGATGTCGATGCGGACGAGGCCAGAGAGCTGCTTCTGACCTTCGACCCCATCGGGACGTTCGCCGACGCGGACAAGGACAAGTTGCAAGCGACCATCAACAAGGTGAAGGCCGGCGACGACAAGACGAAGGACCTCATCGCGAAGATCGCGCGGAGCCACAAGCTGGTACCGCCGGACGACAAGCCGAAGGGCGGCAAGACCGGGGACGACCAGATCCCGGATTTCGTCAAGAACGAGATTGGCGTCGCCAGTGGCGACCTCTTCGTCTGCGGTGACCACCGCATCCTCTGCGGCGACTCAAAGAGCGCGGCGGACGTGGAACTGGTCATGGACGGCGAGGACGTCCAGTTGGTGCTGACAGACCCGCCGTACTGCTCGGGCGGGTTCCAGGAGTCAGACAAGGGCGCCGGGACCTGGGGGAACATCGCATCGGACAATCTGAGCACGCGCGGGTACCAGGCGCTCATCACCGCCGCGCTGGAGGCGGCGCGCACGCAGGCGGCGTACATCTTCACGGACTGGCGCATGTGGATTCCGCTCTTCGACGTCGTCGAGTCGTGCGGCGTCGCTGCGCGTTCGATGATTGTCTGGGACAAGAACCACCCCGCGATGGGGAATCTGTGGAGGTCGCAGCACGAGCTGATTCTGTATGGATGCCGCTCGGGTGGGACGCGCATGAAGGGCATCGGTGCCCGAGGGAACGTGATACAGTGCAAGAGAACAAGGAACGAGCTGCACTACACCCAGAAGCCCGTCGAGTTGCTTCTGGACATCTTGGACCAGGACTCCAAGAGCCAGCGCGGGAAATGCTCCGTGCTGGACCCGTTCGCAGGTAGCGGGTCTACTCTGATCGCTTGCGAGAAGATTGGACGCGCCGCGCGCTGCATGGACGTGGAGCCTGCTTTCGTAGACGTCATGGTCCGCCGCTGGGAAGAATTCACCGGCAAGAAGGCGGAGAAGGTAGAGAGAGATGTCGCAGTCAACAAAGAGCCCGAAAAAGCCGACGCTGAAGCCTGAGACCCTGAAGCGTGCCCGCGCTCTGATCGTCGAGGGCATGAAGAAGGTCCAGACCAAGTTGCAGCTTGCCGAGGAATACGGCATCACGCCGCGCACTGCGCAGGTGTACTACGACAAGGCGCGCGAGGAGTGCCTCGTCCTGGCGACGCTGCGCGCGGAGCAGGTCCGCGTCGCGGAGGCCATGCACATTGGCGGGTACCGCCAGAGCCGCATCACCGCTGCGCTCCTGGAGAACTGGGGGGCGGGCGCCAACAACGAAGGCGCTGAGACCCTCGACGAGGAGACGGCAGACCTGGTGGTGCAGATGGCCTGCGACCGCGTGGCGGAGGAGAGCCCGAAAACCAAAGAGGACAAGCGCACTTGGATGAGCCTCTGGTTCGAGGACAAGATGATGAACGCCGGCAAGGACCGCGACCAGATTCGCGCCGCCGCGCTCCTCATGCGTCTCGAAGGCCTCGCGGACACGACCGAGTACGAAGCCCCCACCGACGACATCGTCATCGAGCTGGGCGGAGACTGGCGGGAAGAGTACCAGGAGAAGCTGGAGAAGGGAGAGGCGCCCACGGCGAGTACTCCTCCTTCCCCAGCCCCGGTACCAGCAAACGGGACGAAGCCGACAAACGGCACGGCGCCATGAATGGTAATGGTAGCCAAAGGTTACCATTATCCAGCCTCGCTCCCAGAGAACAGATGGCGGCACTCCGTCGGCTCTTGTTGAGCCAGGCCGTGGCGGAGCTGCAACGAGACAACCTCTGTTTGAAGAGCGAGGTGCTGCGGCTCGAAAATGAGCTGCGGCTGCGCGGACAATGAAGGACGCATGGCGACACGAGGCAGACGACACATACGGCTGAAGTTCGATCCCTTCGACAAGCAGATCCCGCCGCTTGTGTCGCAGTCTCCCGTCGTCATGGCCGTTGCCGGTGCCCGTGGTGGGAAAACGCAGGCTGGCGCGCCCCGCATCCTGATCGACTCCATCACCCAAGAGGACTACCACCCCGACGACATCGCCCGGGGTGACCCCTACCTCTGTGCCATCGGCGCGCCCAGCTTTCCGATGCTCCAGCGCATCATTCTGCCCGCTTTTCTCTCGATGGTGCCCGACGAGCTGATGATTGGCGCCTACCACCAGACGCGGAAGCGGCTGCGCCTGCGTGGGAAAAAGGGCGAAAGTCACATCTATTTCCTGTCCGGCAAGGCGTTCGAGAGCTGGATGGGCATGAAGCTCTACCGGGTCTGGCTCGACGAGTTCGCCCAGTGCAAGGAGGCGCTCTACGACGAGATTCGCGTCCGGCTTTCTGATAGGAAGGGCAAGCTCCTCCTCACCGGCACGCCACAGGGTCCGAACTGGGCGTACTCGCGTCTCTACAAGCCCTGGGACGAGTACCGCAAGCTGACGCCCGAGCAGCGCGCGGCGGACCTGGACCACCCCGGCGCGGAGGTGGATTTCCACACCTGGAGGACGGTCGACAACCCGCACATCGACAAGAAGTTCATCGAGCAGAAGCGCCGGGCGATGTCCAAGCGCTACTTCGAGCGGACATTCGAGGCGAGCTGGGCGACGTTCGAGGGCCAGGTCTACGAGGAGTTCCTCGAAGCGGTCCACGTCAAGAAGGCGCGCGACTTCACCTTCAAGCTGCCGAACGGCCGCAAGATTGGTCGAGGTCCGAACCTGGTGCCGCTGGTGAGCGTCTACGCCGGGGTCGACTGGGGCTTCGCTCAAGGCCACGCCGGCGTCATCCTGGTCGGTGGCCTGGACACAGCCGGACGTTGGTGGATGTTGGAGGAGTCCGTCACCGAGGGCGTCCTCGTCATGGCGGAGCCAGGTGTCGACTCCTGGGTGACTCGCGGACAGACGCTGCGGGCGAAGTGGGGCATCGAAAAGATGTTCTGCGACACGGAAGCGCCCGACAAAATCGCTCAATTCAAGCGCGCCGGCCTGCCCGCCGTCCCGGCGCAGAAGGACGTCAAAGACGGCATCCAGGCGGTCGCGAAGTACATCAAGGTCGACGCCGAAATGAACGAGCCGATGATGTATTTCCTCGACTCGTGCCCGGTTTCGATCGACGAGCACACGTACTACCACTGGAAGGAAGGCAAGGAGGCGCCGGAGAAGGTCGCTGACAATACCTGCGACGCCAACCGTTATATGATCTATACTGCCGAGACTCGCGGACGTTTCCGGAGAGAGCCGGCATACTCTGGATAGTGTCCGGATGGAAGGTGGAGAGAGATGGCCAACTCAGCCCTATTCGAACGACTCAACGCAAAGCACCCCGACTTCGTGGCGTGGGAGGATGAGTGGGCACGGTACAGGGACGTCGTCGGGGACGCCCTGGCGGACAAGATGGAGTACCTGCCGCGCAACAAGTTCGAGCCCGAGCCCCAGTACGAGTTCCGGGTCGACCTGTCGCAGTTCGTACCAGAGTCCGGTCTGGCCATCGACCGGCTGCTCGGCGCTCTCTACAAGGAGAAACCCAAGCGAGACCTTGGTACCTACCAGGCGGATCTCAAGGTTTTCATGGACCGGGCGACGCGCCGGGGCGACTCGTTCAACCAGGCGATCGAAGAGGTCGCGCACCGGCTGATGTCCTACGGGACGACGCGAGTCTTGGTGAACGTCCCGCCGGTCCAGCTCGCAAACGAAGCAACAGAGGAGGGTGGTGGAGCACCCTTGACGTCGGACGGTGGCTTGACCCGCGCTGAGGAGCAACGGGCCGGGCTCCGTCCGTACGTCATTAACTACTCCCCCTTCGCGGCGATTGACTGGGAGCACGATGAGGACCGGGTCCTCACGTACTGCCGCATCAAGGAGGAGCGGACTGTCCGGGCTCCCTCGTCATCCGAGGGGAAGAAAACCCACCTCAAGTTCGTCCGCTTCCTCGAATACGACCGCATGACCGTCAAGTGGACGGATTTCCGCGAGAGCGACAAGAACGATGGCGAGATGGAGCCGGTCGGCGCGGAGAAGACGGCCAACCACGACCTCGGCCTCGTGCCCCTGGTCGTCGAGGACCTGCGCGAGGTGAAGCCCTTCATCGGCCACAGCTTCATCCGCTACGCCTCGCGGGCGGACATCCGCAAGTTCCAGGCCGAGAGCGACCTGGCGTACGACACCTACATGCACGCCCACCCGTTTCTCGCCATTTGGAGCGAGGACGAGCTGAAAGAAATCGGCGTCGGTTCCTCGACGTACCTGAAGCTGAACCCGGGGACGGGCAGCCAGGGGCGCGAGGACGCGCGATACATCGAGAGCCCGGCGAACGCCTTCGAAGCCCTCCAGCAGGTCATCGAGGAGAACCGGACACTCATCTACCGCCAGGCGCAGGTCGACCCGCTGGGTCAGATTTCGTCCGGCAAGAGCACCCAGAACTTCCAGGCCTCCGGCGTCTCGCGGGCCTGGTCCTTCGGCACGTCAGAGGCGCGAGTCCTGAGCAAGATTGCTGACCGCATGGAGTCGGTCGAGCGCCAGGTCCTCGAAATCGTCCTGCGTTTCCTCGACCGGTCGTCCACGAAGGACCCGTCCGAGCAGGTCTTCAAGGGGGACATTCAGTACCCCGAGGAATTCGACCTCTCTTCCACGCACCAGCTCATCGAAGAGCGAGCGACGATCGCCATGCAGGTGAACTCGCCCACGCTCATCAAGACCCTCGACAAGCGCATCGCCGCGTCGAAGGTTGGTGACACCACCGCTGAGGTGCTCAAGAAGATCGTCGGGGAAATCGAGTCCAACCCCCTCATGGGTTCAATGGCGGGCAAGAAGCTCGTCGACCCGTTCGGAATGCCCGGCTCTGAGACCCCGCCGCCGAAAAATGGTAGCGAGGAGAAGTCGCCAAGGGAAGGCGAGTCGAGAGTGTCCGGGGGGTCTCGGGTCAGTGGACGTAGCGGAACACAAGCATCGAAGCCAGGTTCGCAGAGCACCCGCCGGACTGCGGGTTCTCCGAGTTGACGGGATAGTCCTTGTCCGGAAACTCAATGCGCGCTACACTTTTTACTTGACTGCGCCTGAGAAGGCGCAACCGAAGGAGCTTTCATGGCCAAGAAGAAGGAATCTCAAGAAGGTCCCGGAGACAAGGGGGACCAGGACGGACAGGGCGACGGTACCAAAGCTGGCGACGGCGACGACGGCACCAAGACTGGTGACGGCGAAGGCGACGGCGGCAAGAAGACCGAACCTCAGTACGTTACGCCAAGTGCACTCCAGGGGGTGATGGACGCCCACAAGCGCTCGCAGGCGGAATCACAGAAGAAGAGCGACGATAAGGTCGACGCTCTCACGAAGACGATCGAGGGACTCACCGAGAAACTCGCAGGAAAATCGTCCGACGGCGATGGGGACGGAGAGGGCGACGGCTCCTCCAAGAAAAAAGTCGACCCCGAGATCGCCGAACTGAACCGCCGGCTCAAGCAGACCGAAGACCTTCTTGCCTCCGAAAAGTCGTCTCGCGCGGCGGCTGAGGAGAAGGAAGAGAACAACCGCTTCGAGCATGCAGTGAAGCAAGCGCTGAACGAAGCAGATTGTGAGAAGACCGACGCGGCCTTCCTCGTGATCAAGCCCCTGCTCAAGAAGAAGGATGACGGGACTCCGTTCGCAACGGTCACCATCGATGGTGGCCTGGAAACGGATGTCGATCTGAAGACGTACATCAAGCGGTACTTCTCAGAGGAAGTCCTTCCTCACGTTTTCAAGGGAAAGATGCGTACTGGTTCGCCCGCGTCGGGCGAAGGAGGAGACAGCGGCGGGAGTCAGGGATACGACTACACCTGGGAACAGGTGAACGACCCGGATTTCTACGCTGCGAACACCGACAAGGTGCGCAAAGCAATCGAAAGTGGCCGCGTGAAGGGCATGCCCAAGCAAGGCGCAGGAGCCGTCTAAACTTCTGACTGCTGGGCGTGAGTCCTGTCGCGTGGTGTTTGAAGTGGAGAGAGCATAATGGCCCTCGTTAGCAGCATCTATCCGCCCGAGATTTGGGCGGTCGAATCACTCATGGTCCTGCGGGACAACCTCGTCATGGCGGGCCTTGTGCATCGCGATTTCGAGGACGAAGTCGCGCAGGTCGGTAACACCGTCCGAACCCGTAAGCCCCAGAAGCTGACGGTCCAGGACTTCGCCCAGCAGTCGGGTACCAACGCGGCCCTGACCGGTCTCACCGTCGAGAACCTGAACGCCCGCGAAATCACCGTCGTGCTCGACAAGCACAAGTACACCTCGTTCATCGTCGAAGATCGCGACGAGGCGACGAGCATCAAGGACCTGCGGAAAGAGTTCATCATCCCCGCGATCGACCCGATCGCGCAGCAGGTCGACGACGACATCATGGACGAGTACCAGAACGGTTCGGACGTGGAGGGTAACCCCGTCACGCTCGTCGCCGCTGGCACCATCGGCGCCGGTAACGCGATGGACGAGAATGACATCATCGAGGCAGACCGAGCGCTGAACGACAGTCAGTGCCCGCGCGCGCCCCGTTCGATGGTTCTCGGCACGCAGCACAACGCCGACGTCATCGGTCGTCCGCTCTTCCACCAGGCGAACACGGCCGGCTCGACTGCCGCGCTGCGGGATGCCAACCTCGGTCGAGCGTTCGGCTTCGACTCGTTCATGTCTCAGAACGTCCCCGTCGGAAACAACACCGACAACGCGGCGCAGAACCAGAGCTACGCTTTCCACCGGAACGTGCTCGCCCTGGTCACCCGTCCGTTGCCGCAGATTCCCGGCGGGCTCGGTGCGACGTCGTCCGTCCAGACCATCGACAACATCGGCGTGCGCGTCACCAACAGCTACGAGCACCAGGCGAAGGGTGTCGTGGTTTCGTTCGACGTGCTCTACGGCCTTCAGCTTCTGGATCAGAATCTCGGCGTGATCATCGCGCCCTGACGCCCTGGCTGGAGTGGAGAGAATTGACGGGCCTCGTGGCTCGGTCACGGTCGGCAAACGGCGCGCTTCGGCAGAGGCGCGTCGTTTCTTTTTTGCATTCAACCCCGGGCGCGTAGCTCGGGAACCCTTCCCGGGTGGGAGGAGTACGAAGGAGGTTCGCGATGAGCGAATCAGAGAAGCGCTGTCCGCGCGTCGGGCAGTCGATCACGTACTTCGACCCGAAAGGTCGGCCGGTTCCGGCTTTGGTGCTCGCGGTCTGGACGCCAGGCTGCATCAACCTGGTCCACGTCAGTGAGGATGCTGCTCGGCAGGATTCCACTGGCCGCCAGATAGAGCGCCAGACCAGCCAACAGCACTTGCACGAATTGCAGGTGCACGGCGGCGGGTGGCTGTTCAACGACGAGCAGGCCCCAGCGTTCGTTCCGCCGAAGGAGTCGTAGCAGGAGGCGGTCGACCGTTGGGAACCTGGACCCCGGGGACCTGGAGGCGGCCGGTAACGCCTATGAAACGGATAATTTTCTTGATCGCTCTCTTGGCCTGGGGTTGCCACGGTTCGGAGCTTCGGGTCGGTGGCGGCAACCAGTTCAACGACTTCAAGGGCAGCCACTCGACGGAAGGAAAGCACCATTCCGACTCGCTCGGATTCAAGCAGGACGACAGCGCGATGGTTTGGGCGGAGCTGGCGTTCCAGCTCACCCCGCAGTCTGTGGTCATCGAGAACGAGAGCCCGACAATCTTCGATCGGGGGCGCTTCTACCCTTTCGAACCCCCAGCTCCGGCACCGACACCGGTGACGATTCCCACACCCGCGCCCCCGGTCGTTCCTGCTCCCGCTCCTGCTCCTGCTCCCGCTCCTGCTCCCGCTCCTGCTCCCGCTCCTGCTCCCGCTCCTGCTCCCGTGGTGGTGGACCTCGGTCCGATCATCGTGCGGCTCGACGGCATCGAGGGGCGCCTGAAGGTGATGGAGGAGGAGACCGGAGACCACATCTCCTGGACCGATATTGGCGTCGGTGGGGGGTCCGCCGGAAGCGGCATCGGTCTGCTCTGGCTCGCGTACCTTTACTGGCAGAAGCGCAAGGGGAGCGGAAGCGAACCCGATGTCCAATCCTGAGACTGTCCCCCACGCCCTCGACTGCAACGCCGGTCGCTACCGCTTCCTGGAGGCGAAGCTGACCGAGGAGGAGCGCGAGCGCGGGATAACCGAGGTCGTCCCTGTAACACAGCCGGACCGAAAAGAGCGCCGGGCTTCGCGCCTGGAGCGACGAGAACGCGAACGGCGTATTTACGCGGACCTCCGCGCACGGTATGCTGCTGTGGCTGATACAAAGGAGATCTACAACCCCGGAAGAGAATGAGGAGCCGACCATGCATGTGATCGTACTGGCAGCGGGAATGGGGACGCGACTGGGGGACCTCGGCGAGGTGACGCCAAAGCCGCTTCTCCCCCTGGGCAAGGGCTGCGTCCTGGACCAGGTCGTAACCTCGGTCTGGGTTGAGGGGATCACCACCGTGAAGGTGGTCCACAACAACCACCGCAGCCGTGCGACCGGTGACTGGCCGAAGAAGTTCAAGAAGTGGCTGGCCGGCGTCAGCTACACCGCCGACCCGGGCAAGCGGCGCGAGTCCCCCTACATCCGGACCCTCAACAACGGGATCTCCGACCCGTCGGAGCGGCGCGGCGCCGTCGGCGACCTCGCCTGGGCTATCCGTCAGGGCAACCGACGGGACCTGCCCATCCTGGTCGTCTGTGGTGACGACCTCTTCCCGGATCCGCACCTGGAGGACCTGAAGGGCTTCGACGGCAAGACGAGCGCCATCTCCGTGCGCTCGACGAACGACCTGGACCCGATGGTTCTGGCGGCGAATCCCTCCCAGGTCCGCGTTGACGCCGGCAACGTCGCCGAGATTGGCCCGGATGTCCCGGACACCCCGTGGCGGTACTGCGGCGCGTTCTACGTCGCTGGGGCGGACGTGGAGTTCGTCCTGGAGTACGCGGACACCTGGAAGACGGCGGGCGTCGTCGCTGACGACATCGGCGGGCTCATCGACTCGATGGTCAACGACGGCCGCGCCGTCCGCGCCGTAAAGACTGCGACGCCCTTCTGGAGCGTCGGGACGAAGGAGCTTTACGAGGAGATTCGCCGCCGCAACATGCCGAAGGTCCGGACGCAGGGGCCGCGCGGTGGCAAGAGTACGCTCCTCAACCAGATGTCCAAGTCCCTGACCGCTGCGGACGTGCAGCGTCTCCGGGGGGTGGCTCGTGGCGAGAAGGTGAACAAATGAGGGCTACCGAAGACAGAAGGGGGGTTTTTGGTGAACAATCGCGCGGATTCACGCACGGAGCGGTCACTACCGGAGACTGGGAAGCGCTCTGCCGAACGATGCACGACGCCCACGTCCGTTTCGGTGATCTACCCCGGCCCGGACTCGCTGTGGAGGTCGGAACCCTTGGAGGACGAACCACCCTCGGAATCTGTCAGCTCCTCAACGCGCTGAAGTGGGATGTCCCCGACGTCCTGACTATCGACACGGACGGGAGCTGTCTCGGGAAGGCCCACGATCTGTGCCGTGGGAAGCCGAACGCCCTGCGGACGTTCCACGGTCGATCGACTGACTGGAAGCCCGTGGAGCCTATCTGGTGGGCTTTCATCGACGGCTGCCACTGCCACGACTGCGTCCTGGCGGACCTCTGGCACCTGTCGCCGCACGTTCCCGAGGGCGGCATCATCTGTCTTCACGACGCGGGAGATCAGCACGTCCGTGGTATGCTGGTCCACGAGAGGTACCACGGACGCGATGGCGTGGAGCGCCTCTACGGTGTAACCACGGCGATCGAGGAGTTTTTGGACCAGGTCGACAGCTCTTGGGAGCGTGTCGAGCACGTACCGGCACAGGTTCGCCCGAGGGGCGCGCCGACGCCGCTCTTCGGTGGACTTCAGGCTTTCAAGAGGAGGTGACGAGAGATGGGAAGCAAAGCGAACGACGACATCAACGAACGCAGACGGAAGAAGATCCGCGAGCAATCGGGCATCACGGAGGAGGGCGCGGAGCCGCCAGTCTCTGAACTCGGAGTCTACGGGCAGGGGTACATCGACACGGTCATCCCGACGAAGGACTTCCAGCCCGTCCACAATTACAAGCCGCCGATGTGGGACATCATCAAGGAGCACTTCGGCGACAAGGAGCCCGGCATCGCTGTCGAGGTCGGATCCCGTCGCGGCCACTGGGCGCAGGGCCTCATGGCCAACACGAAGAAGACGCATCTCTTCTGCGTCGACCCGTGGGCTGGCCGCCAGGGCCGGCAGAACTTCGCCGTCTGGCTGAAGCGCTGCCCGGAGATCTTCACGCGCTGCCACCCGATGATCGGAACGTCGATGGACTGGTCGCGCTTCTTCCCGTATCAGGTCGACCTGCTCTTCATCGACGGGCTGCACGACGCCAAGAGCGTGACGCTGGACCTGACCCGGTGGGCTCCTCGGATGAATCCGGGCGGCCTCATCATCGGCCACGACTACAACCAGGCCGACGTGAAGGTCGCGGTAGACGAGTTCTTCCCCGAGCTGACCGGTACGCAGAAGCTGGGACCACAGCACGCGGTCTCCTTCTGGAAGGCTGTGTGAAGCGACCCCTGGTCGTTATTCCCACGCGCCGGACGGCGTTCGTTCGAATGGGCAGACACCTGTTCGTGAACGCCGTCCGGCAGGTCCTCACCTCGATCGGTTACGACGTCCGAGTGGTCCCAGACGTTGAAGTAAACATTCGAGCCCTGGGGTACGACGACCTCCTCTTTTTCGTCGACCACACCACAGCGGTAACGGTTTTGTCGAAGGGGAGGCCGAGGAAGCCGACGATCCTTTACTTCAACACGGAGCCCGTGAAGGCGCTGGAGTGCTACCCGGAGAAGTACCGCCGACGCATTGGTCGGTACCAGCTCGGGGTCACCGCGCTCGCCCCTGATCTCATCTTCGATTACAACCTCCCCACGTCTCGGTTCTGGAAGCGCAAAAGTCTGGTCGCCTATCACTGCCCGATGGGCTACCACGACAGCTACACGCTGCCGCCGGGTCCGTCCTTCAGTGCAGCCGTGCACTCTCTCGGCGAAGAGCTGTTCGACGCGAAGCCTACCCGGCGCCCCCCGGGGCTTCGGGGCAAGGGCCGAGAGTCAAAGCTGCCAGACCTCAAGACGCGGCGAGGCTACATCTGCGATTCCCTCCGTGACGCCCGCCTCCCCTGCCGGTCGTACGCATTCCGCGAAGACTGGCCCAGCGTCGAGAAGCTGAACCGCTCCCCAGGTGTCCACCTCAATGTCAACCAGGTGCTGCCGCCGTTCACGTTCGGGCCTTTGCGCGTGATCTCCTTCTGTCTGGCGAACTCCCGCTTCGTCCTGTCGGAGCCGTGCAACTGGTACCCCAAGGGATTGCGGGCCGGCTACCACTGGGACGTCGCGCCTCCGGAAGAGTTCATCGATCGGGTGTGCTACTGGTGGGCGAGGCCGAAGGAGCGCGACGAGATTGGTCGCGCCGGATTCGAGTTCATCCGGAACCATCACAGGCTGGATGTCCATCTCCCTGAGACTCTGGCGAAAGCGGGGCTGTTCTATGGCTAAAGGAAAGGTCCGCGTTTTCTTCCCGATGCGGAAGCACATGAAATACTACGGCAAGCACCTCTTCGTGATCGCCGTGAGGGAGATCATGGAGGGCTGGGGTTTCGATGCTCGCATCGTTCCTTCGGAGCGCTACAAGGAGTGGCCAATCCGCAAGGGCGACATCGTCTTCTACGCTGACGCCGGCTCGACGCGGACCAGTCCTCCCTGGGCGAAGAGCCGGGGGGCGTGGACCTACTACTTCAACATGGAGCCGGCGGATCCCCTGCCGCACTACCCGGAGCCGAACAGACACCGGGTGGCCTCCTACGCCAAGCGAGTCTTGCGGGCGAACTTCGACGTGGTCTTCGACTACAACGGCAACACGACCGAGAATCTGCGGAGCCTCGGAGTCAACGCCTACCTTCTGCCCATCGGCTACCACGAGAGCTTCGAGCGCCCCAGGCTGAAACCCTACCGCGCGGGGGTGCACTTCCTCGGGAACGAGATGGAGCCGGAGTTCAAGAACACGAAGCCTGGGAAGGAGCGAAACCTGAAGTCCCGGCGAGGCAAGATGTGCGACGAGATCCGTAAGCTCGGCACCCCCTGCCACTCGCACAGCTTCAGGGTTCGGACGCAGGAGGAGTTCGATCGCTTCCTCTGGACTCCTGGCGTGCACCTGAACCTCCACCGGTTCCCTCCGCCGTTCCAGTTTGGTGGCCTACGGGTGATCGCGATGCTGATGTCCAACCAGCGTTTCGTCCTGACGGAGATCTGCAACTGGTTGCCCCCGGGTTTGGTTCCCGGTGTACACTGGGACGTCGCCCCTCCCGACGAGTTCGCGGAGCGGGCCGCATACTGGTACTCGAAGCCGAGGGCCTGCAAGAAGATGGGCCGAGCTGGCTACGAGTTTCTGAAGAAGAGCCATCGGCTGGATGTTGAACTGGAGAGAGCGATGACGGAGGCGGGGATTCTGTAGCGATAAAAGACGCCCGGGTGTCGTTGTTTGCCCGGGCGAAGGCGTGTCTCGTGGACACGCTGGGACCGACTGGGAAGCCCTGGGACCGACTGGGAAGCCGGCCAACAACTATTCTGATCTGCGCGGGCGTATAGCATGGCGCATTGAGAGGATGATACCGAGAGCCGACCGGGAATTGGAAGTAAGAACATGGCCAGAGTGATTTGTTTCGACATCGACGGGTTTCTGACGGTAGACACCAGCACCAAGCACAACGACCTCACCGGCAGTTACATCTACCGGGAGCCTCGCCCACGGGCGCGAGAGGCAATGCTGAGAGCCTACGAGTCGGGGTGGTACGTGCTTCTCTTCACCGGCCGAAGGGAGGCGCAGAGGAGAATCACCGAGGACTGGCTCCACGCGAACGGCTTTCACTACCACGCCCTGGAGATGGGCAAGCCGTACTTCACCTACATCATGGATGATCGGATCCTCGGAGCTTCGGTCGACGAACAGTTGGAAGCATTCGAGAAGATTCTCGATGGTACAGAAGGAGAACCCGCAGGCGGAGATTCTGCACCGGGTGCAAGCGACGGTTGATCGCCTGGAGCAGGAGATCGCGGAGCTGCGAGCCAGCTCGAAGGAGCCGCCGGCTGCCTCGGGTGAGGGGCTTGAGGACCTCAGAGGCAGCCTCCAGATTATGTGGCGGTTCTTCATCGAGCCGGCATGGCAGAAGATTTACGAGCTGGAGACGCTGGTCTCCGAGGCCCCGGATCCGAACGCCCGTCGCATCTACCCTGGGGAGGATCCGGGACAGTTCCCGGAATTCCCAGGCAAGAAACTCTACCCGGGCGAAGAGCCGGAAGAGGAGGAGGAGCAAAGCGTCGTGATTCGCGGGCTGCCTGCGGGGCTGTCCGCTGACGAAGTGAAGAAGATCTACGTCTTGAGGGATCTGGAACGCCTTGGCGGAAACAAGATGAAGACCGCGCGCTCCCTGAAGATGAACATCAAAACCCTCTACAACAACCTCCAGCGTTGGGGACTGAGAGAGGGAGTCGAAGAGAGGAGGTCACCAGATGCCCCTACGGCGGGAAAGCTCGAAAGAGCAAAGGAAGAGGGAGAAGGACGCGCGCCTGGCTGTAGCCCAGAAGCGTAGGCTGCTCAAAGAGTCGGTCAGACCCAAGAGGCCACCAGAGTCAGTTCTGGTGAAGGGGGCCAGGGGGAACGTCCACATGCGCCGTCGTGTCAGTCACTTCTGGGGACACTACGAGGGGCAAGATGCGTTCGTCTGTGGAACAGGGACGAGTCTGTCCGGATTCGACTGGACGAAGCTAAACGGAAAACTTACGATAGGGCTCAACGACGCGCTCAAGGTTCCCGGGTTTGCGCCAGCATTTTCTATCTTCAGCGATATCGGAATTTGGTCCAGATATCGTGACCTGACGCTCGACGACCGCACGGTGGTCGTCTGCCAGGGCCGGTCGCGCGACCAGTTTGTGAAGTACGAAAGATGCTCGTTCAAGGATCAGGTTTGGCATTTCAACCAGCAGGCCACCGCGAAGGCCTGCAAGCCCGGCAACGACGATCTGTTCTGTGCCAGGACAATCGCCTGCACCGGGATAATGATGGCCTGGAAACTTGGCGCGCGGCGGGTCTTCCTCCTGGGAGTCGACGGCTACAAGCTCGCAGGCGGAAACGGCGGGACCTACTACCACGACGGCTCGGGCAAGGGTCCAGAGCGTCGCAAAGAGAAAGGCGTTCCCGGAACAACGATGGTCACGCAGGACCGTCACACTTGGTGGAACGACAACATGAAAGAGCTGCGCGAGTGGTTCACCGCGCAGAAAGTGTACATGGACCCCTTCGTTCGCCGCGAAGGGAAGCTCGTCTACGGCTCGAACGTCTTCAACCTGTCGCCGCTCTCGACGATCACTGAGTGGCAGAAGGTCAAGGTGAAGACGGTCCTGGGAGGAGGCTGCTTCGATGAAAAGAACAAAGGCATCCGGCACGCCGTCGTTTCTTGAGCGCTTGCTCATCGTCTCCGTTACGGCAATCCTGACCGGTCTATTCGCTGGCCTCCTCATGTCTTTCGTGGCTGGCTGCTCCCCGGGGCTGCAAGAGTACGGCCAGCCGGGCCGCCCTGTCATCGTGACCTGGGACGCCCCGACGCTGAACGCCGACGGGACTGAGCTGACCGACCTGGCGGGCTACCGCGTCTACGCGGCGGCGATTCCAGGCGAGCACTCCGAACCGCCCCTCGACGAGACGGAGAGCACCTCGGCATCTCTCGCGCTCCCCTACCCGGGAAGCTACATCGTCGTCACGGCCATCGATGAGTCCGGCAACGAGTCCGACTGGTCGGAGGAGCTGGAGGTGCAGCCTTGAACTTGAAGCTGTCTGTCGACGAGGTCCTCGGCAAAGTCAAGAAGCCACAGTGCCACGAGCGGGAGTTCGGGGTCTTCGTCCGCTCGATTCTCAGCACCCTCCAGAGCGGCGTGCCCGGCGCGATGGTCGAGATCGGATCGAACAAGGGGAAGAGCCTCGCCTGCCTTCTCCAGGTGATGCAGCTCGCCGAGGACATCCGGCAGGTCTTCAGTGTCGACCCCTACGGCAACGCGGAGAAGTACGTCCCCCACCGCATCGAGAAGTTCTCGGGCGACATCCCCGTTGAGCACATCCGCCTGCCGTCGCAGGACCCCAAGGCGCTGGAGCGGGTGAACATGCCCATCGCCTGGCTCTTCATCGACGGCTGCCACTGCTTCGATTGCACCTGGGTCGATATCGACTCCTGGGTTCCCAAGGTCATCCATTCGGGCACGGTCGTCTTTCACGACTTCTGCCCTCGCACGAACTACCGCAAGCGCGACTACTGCGCGGCGGCGGATGCCAAGCGCCGGTGGGGCGTCTGGCCTGCGTTTCAAATTGCCAAGGCCGCTCGCGAGCTGGAGAAGGTGGAACAGAGTGTCCGCCATACTCCCGGGATGGCCGTTTTTAGAAAGGTCACCTAATGGTCGCAGTAGCCCGGTTCGCTGGTGCAGTGTTGACGGGGATCCAGAACCTCAAGGGAAAGCACAAGGGTGCTCGTGTCGTCATCTGTGGCTCCGGGACGACGCTGAAGGATTTGGACCTCGCGAAGATTCCGGAACACTGGGTGGTCATCGCCGTCAACGAGGCCATCCGAAAGCTCGGCTCGCGTGCTGACTACTGGGTCCTCTCCGACGAGCCCATCGTTCGAGGCTACGCGCAGCACTGCCCCAAGGACGTTGTCGTCCTGGCAATGCACAACGCGACGGTGACGATCCCGAAGGCCCTCCCCGACAACGAGTGCTACACCGTCAACTCGATCAACAAGGTTTGCACCCCGGATGACGGCTTCAACTTCTTCAGCCGAGGGACGGTGCTCATCGGCGCGGTCGAGATGATGCGCTACGCCGGGGCGACCCGGTTCTACTGCTTCGGACTCGACTGCTACCGGACGGAGAAGGTGTACTACTACGACGATCGCAAGCCGCCGATGGTCACCGAGCAGCAGTGCCGTCCCGAGGAGATGGGGCGTGGCCTTCCGCCGGGCGTCCGCATCTACGTCACCTCGCGTCTCAAGAACATGGTCCGCAAGCTCTCCGAGCTGAAGCGTGGCGGCCTGTGGAACGACGTGGAGATCCACTGCGTGAATTCCCCGTACTCGCAGCAGGATGTCGTTCCGAAGCTCTCGATGGAGGATTTCGAGGAGCACGTCAAGCGGGACGTCGAGAGTCAGAAGAGAAAAGACAGGAGGAAGCGTGCCAAACAGAAAGGCGTTCAGACCGGACAGGAGACTACCGAAGCCGAGGGAGCCGGAGAAGCTGGTGGACCTGGGGACGAAGGGGGGTCAGCTCACGAAGACGGACCGCCTGACGCTCCTGTGGTCGATCGAGGCGGCGATGGAGGCGGCGGAGATTCCGATAGATCCGAAGGCGGACACTCCGCTGATGGAGACGCTGAGGCCTCCGACGTTCGTGGAGATCGGGACGCACATGGCGGGGACGTCCCTGATGGTGATGGCGGCGCTGGAGAAGCTGAATCGCCCGGCGACGTTTCGGACGATTGACATCGACTTCTTCAATACGCCTGGCGTTCAGAGGTTCTACCCTCGGGACCGCTGGGCTGCGAAGGGCGCGCCGTTCGCCGAGAAGCTCGCACCGATGATTGACTGCGACTTCATCGAGGCGCCGGCGGTGCACGCGGCGGCTCTCGTTCCGGATCCTATCTACTGGGTCTTCTGCGATGGCTGCCACTGCCACGAGTGCGTCGTCGGAGAGATCGAAGCCTACGCCACGCGCATCGCTCCTGGCGGCTTCATGATCTTCCACGACTGCGGCGAGGAGTACCGAGACTACCCGCCGGACCAGGAATACCACGGCGACGCCGCGCGACAGTTCGGCGTCATCGAGGAGGTCACGACCTCGGAGGTTCTCAAGAACGAGTTCGACCTGGTGGCTGTGTCGACCAGCCGGCCCATCCGTGAAGTCCACCACTTCGGTGGGGCCTACTTCTACCAGCGAAAGGGGATGGAATGAGCACGAACCCGAACCAGTGCAGCGGCGGCATGGCTATGGGCAACACGCGGCGCCCGAGGTTTCCTCGGATGGTCATCAGTCGGGTGCCGCTCCGCATCTCCTTCGTCGGTGGCGGCTCGGACCTCCCCGGCGCTGGGTCGCCAGCGCCCGGGCTGACGATCTCCACGGCCATCGACCAGTACGTCTACGTGATGGCGAAGTGGCGCAACGACGGCCGGGTCATCATGAACTGGCGGGAGAAGGAGACCGTCGCGCTGTCCTCTGAGCTTCAGCACGAGCTGGCGCGTGAGGCACTCCAGATGCTCGGAATCCATCAGGGCATCGAGATTTCTACCTTTGCAGACGTTCCCGGCGTTGGTTCGGGCCTCGGCAGCTCCGCCGCCACGACCGTGGCCATTGTCCAAGCTGCCTCGGCGCTCACCGGCATCTGGCTGGGACCTGAGCGCCTGGCCCGGGCTGCCGTCGAGGTCGAGCTTGAACGGCTCGGTCGGAAAGGAGGCTCCCAGGACCAGTGGATATCGGCCCTGGGTGGCCTCTGCCGGCTCCGTCACGAGGACGGCCGGTGCGTCGAGTGGACACGGCACGGACTCTCTCCGGCGAACCTCGGACTCCTGGAGCGCCATTTCGCTCTCTTCAGTCCGCCGGACCACGACCCGGGCCGGAACGCGGACGACATCCTCGACACGAAGGATCCAGACGATACCTCCTTCCGGAAGTGCTGCGCGGACCTTGTCGGGCAGTTCGAGCAGGCTTTGACCGAGGACGACTGGCCCTCTCTGGGGAACCTCCTCGGCCAGCACGACAAGCTCAAGCGCGGGACCTTCGGTGGCTACTACCCGGAGTCCGGGCCAGAGCTGGACAAGCTGGACGTCTTCTGGAAGGTTTGCGGCGCTGGCGCGTCCGGGCACCTCCTCGTGGCGGTGAAGCCCGAGACCAGAGCGCAGACGGTTCAGGCGGTCGAGGAGATCTGGGGGCGCGAGCTTCCCTGGTCCATCTCCGACGAAGGGGCGCAGGTGATTCATGCCTCGTAAGTCTCCCCGGCGACGTCCGGCCCCACGCGACATCTCCCCGGACTACTGCCTGGTCTCAGCGCCGACGAAGCTTCCGGACAGGTTCCGTCAGGGTCGGCCGGTCTCCAAGAAGATCATCGATTGCAGGGATACGATGTTCGACTGGATGGAGCCCGTGCGGACCCCCGACGGTCAGAGCATCGTCGAGGTGGGCAGCCAGTGGGGCTGGTGGGCGCACCGCGCCGCCAAGCAGCTCCCGCACGCGACCATCTGGTGCGTCGACCCCTGGAGGGAAGACCGGAAATCTCACGAGCACTGGGGCGCGAACAACTTCTACGAGTGGCAGCTCAACGTCGGCCAGTGGCTCGGGGAACGAGTCTTCGGTCTGCGTGGCACGTCTGAGGAGGTCGTCGATTACTTCCAGCCTGGGGAGCTGGACATGGTCTTCATCGACGGCGACCACACGCCCGAGGGCATCGCCCTCGACCTCAAGCTCTGGGTTCCGAAGGTGCGGCAGGGCGGGCTCATCCTTGGTCACGACTGGGATGGCATCTGGGGGAAACACGTCCGCCCGGCAGTGACCGAATACTTCGCAAGGCTCGGGGAAATCAAAGCCGAGCTGGGCTATCTGTCGAGCATCAAGGCATCCGCCGTTTGGAGGGTTGAGAAGACATGGCCGTAAGCCAAGAACAAATCGACGACGCCGTCAAGCGTGCGAAGAAGCGCCCGCTGGGGGTTTGCGTTCATGAGAAGCTCGGCCACCTGGTCGGCATGCCTCCTGGGCTGCGGGGCTTCCGTGACCCGATCTTCAATATCATGCCGGGCACGATTCACGTCGCCGTAGAAATCGGAACCTGCCAGGGCTGGTTCGCTCACCGGATGGCGACGCACTTCGACGAGACGACGAAGATCTTCTGCGTCGACCCTTTCTACGACGACGAGGGGGAGAAGTACGACGGCGAGTACAACCTGCGGTGCTGGAAGAAGAACACCCGGAAGTGGTTCGGAAAGAGCGTCTTCCTCAAGCGAGGCGAGAGCTACATCGAGTCGCAGCGTTGGGGCGAGGGGGTGCCCATCGACTTCCTGTTCATCGACGGTGACCACGAGTTCGAATCTGTCCTCCTGGATCTCCAGGGGTGGTGCCCAAAGGTCCGCCCTGGCGGCCTCATCGCCGGTCACGACATCGACGGCAAGTGGGGCGACAAGGTGAAGAAGGCCGTCGAGAACTACTGCTCGAAGAACAACATCGGCACCGTGCACGTCGGCAAGGTCTACAGCTTCACCGGGAGGCAGACGACGAACTGTTGGTGGTTCTATCAGCCGGAGCCGCCAAGACAATGAGACAGGAACCCATCGAGCTTGAGCTTCAGCCCTGGAGGGACGCCCGCAAGGGAGAGACCGCATGGATTCTCGGCAGCGGTCCGTCCCTCGATGAGCTGGATCCGGCGAAGGTGGGACCGAACCGTTTCGCGCTGAATCTCACGATTCTGATGGAGGACTACCGCGACTCGTGGTGGGTCTGCCGGGACGGTCGCTGCATGCAGAAGTGGAACCTCAGCCACCAGCGGGCCTGCATCGGAGAGGATCGCCGCCGCGCTCACACGCTGTTCACTGATGGCGTCGGTGCGAAGCGCGTGAAGCAGATGGCCTTCCCCCGCAGGAAGGTCCAGCGCGTGGTCAACTGTCAGAAGCGCTTCTTCACGGGCGAGACCGTCCTCGTCTTTGCGCTTCAGGTGGCCGACTACCTGGGCTTCAAGGAGATCATCCTCGCCGGCGTCGACCTGAAGGACCCGGGCGGGGTGGCTTACGCGAAGGAGATCGACTGGCAGTCGAAGTTCACCGTCAGGGCCAGGCTCCACAGATACAAGAGGATGCGACAGGAGGTCGCGCAGCTCTCGACAGCGATGAACGCTCGCGTGCTGACAACCTCCCCGCATCTGGAAGGCATTTTCGAAAGGGTGGACGTCTGATGGTGAGGGAAGCCCGATCGAAGTACCCCGGCAGCATGTTCATCTCCCACCCGAGGAGCGGGCTCACCTGGTTCCGGTGGATGTTCCACGAGCTGAGGAAGCGCCACGACCCCGAGAATCTGAAGAAGCATCCGAACGACGGCGAGGAGCACAACCCACTCATCGCCTACGACCATGACGGGATGGGCTTGATCACGACGAACCAGCGACACCGGATGCTTCCCTGGAGAAGAGGGAACAACCGGTGGACGAAGCGGAAGGTGGTGTTCCTGGCAAGAGACCCCCGCGATGTTCTCCTGTCGAACTTCTACATCCTCGTCGTTCGTGGCGAGTACCTCGCGAGCAGGAGGCGCTGGGTTGAGGGGCTCGACTTGAATGCGTTCTTTCGGCACAAGGCGTGGGGTTTGAAAATCCTCGTCGAGTGGCTGGTCTGGTGGGAGAAGAACAAGCGAGGGTGCCGCGACTTCATGCCGCTCTTCTACGAGGAGACGCTGGCGAACCCACTCAGCGCCCTGAGCTGCGCCGTGGAGATGGCGACCTCAGAGGAGGTCCCCATCGAGACGCTGGAGTGGGTCGTCGGAGCTTCGACCTTCGAAGTCATGAAGCAGCAAGAGCAGCAGCACGGCCGTCTCTTCACTGACCAGCGCGGAGCGATCAACGGCGACGAGCGTACGGCGATCATCCGCAAGGGCAAGGCCGGCCAGTGGAAGGACGAGCTGTCGGAAGAACTCCAGGACTGGTGCGACGGGGTGATGGAACCGCTGCGCGGTACGTTCATGGAAAGATACACCTGGAGGTGCAACCAGTGAAAATCCTCTACACGTCAAAGACCCCGCTCGCTGGTGTCTGCGAAAAGATGACCCGCTCGGTCAACAAGTATTTCCCCGAGGAGCACGAGGCTCGTTGTCTCAACAAGGGACCGGGGAAGCACCGCTGGTACATGCGCGACAAGGAGCTTTGCCCGAGCTACTCGGTCATGGACCCGAAGCAGGTCGCCGAGTGCCTGGAGTGGGCGGACGTCATCCACTGCATGGCGAATGTCGGCGTCGTCTTCTTCGATCGCGAGGACCTCCTCAAGAAGAAGGTCTGGGTCTACCAGTGGCACGGCGCGCAGATCTGGCCCTTCGAGCGAGTCTGGAAGCCGAGGCACTACAAGCACGTCCGCTTCATTCACATCGGCCAGGGCTGGGTTGAGAGCGACCAGTCGCAGTCGAAGTTCTTCAAGCCCTTCTTCGAGGAGCACGGGGCCATCATCGTCCCGAACCTGATCACGGGTGACGACCCCATCCACACGCCGCTCCCCTGGGACAAGCGAACCCGAGGAAATCGCGTCGCGTTCGCTCCGTCCCAGCGAAACCCCGGAGCCGTGAACAGGAAGGGCATCGAGGAGGTGAAGCGCGGATGCCGTGGCGCGAGCCTGGATCTCATCTGCGGCGTCCCGTTCAAGGAGTGCCTGAAGCGGAAGCAGCAGGCGAAGCTCGGCATCGATGAGGTGGTCACTCCGATGTACCACCTGAGCGGGCTGGAGTTCCTGGCACAGGGTACGCCTTGCATTTGCAGCTATACTGCCCAGACGCGCGACGTGCTCTTGCAGGCTACCGGCGCCGACAGGATGCCGTTCCTGAACGCCAAGCACAACACGTTGCAGTCACGGATAGATTGGTGGCTGGAGCTTTCAGAAGAAGAGAAGAAGGAACTCGGCCGGGATGCGCGAGCCTGGTTTGACGAGTTCTACCACCCGCGACAGATAATCGAAAAGCACCTGGCGGTGTACAGGAGTTGAGAGAATGGCCAGAGGAGTAGTTCAAGACCTGAGTAGACCGACGCCCGGTGGCGAGAACACCATCACCCTGTCGACTGGCATCCGGTTCGCCAAGATCATCTCGCGGAAATTCATCTGCCCGAACTGCAACACCTTTTGCGGCGAGCTGGTCCCCATCGTGGACGGCAAGGTCCGGGGCTGGATGAGGAAGAACAAGAAGAACCTCTTTTCTCCCGAGCTTCAGACGAAGATTTTTTGTTACGCGGGGTGCCACGACAAGTCGACGTGGGGATGGAAGGAGTTCGACTGGAGCAAGAAGGCGATGGACGGCATCACCTCATGGCCCCAGCAATGGATCACAGACAAGGGCGCCCTCGATACTGAGCGTGTCGTCCGTCAGGAACAAGACAGAAGAAAGAGAGAAGGCTAATGCACGAAGCGAATCGAGTTTTCTGGCGGAAGGTGGCGCATTCCTACCCAGGCTTCTTCAAGGGCGCCGCTCGGGTCCTGGAGGTGGGCAGCCAGTTCGTGAACGGCTCCATCCGTGACCACTTCGAGGACGTCGGGGAATACATCGGGGTGGATTGGAGGGAGGGCGAGAACGTAGATCTGGTCTGTGAGGCCGCGCGCATGTCCTTCGATGAGCGCTTCGACAATGTCAGCTCGGCATCGATGCTGGAGCACGACCCGGAGTGGCAGCTCTCGATCGTCAACATGGTTTCCCAGATGAAGGAGTCGGGCATCCTTTGCCTGTCGTGGGGCGCAGGCCTCAACAAGCCGCACTGCCACGACACGGCGATCGACAACGAGTTTCACCCCCGGCCGGCGGGCCAGGTCATCAGCCTCCTGGAGAAGCTCGGCTTGACGATCCACTACTTCCGCTACGAAGGCAGGATCACCCAGAAGGAGCGCGACAAGCGGGACGCCAACCCGGAGCACAGCCCCGCCGGGATGGGCGAGGTTTGCCTCATCGCATTCAAGGACGCATCTCTCGCCGTGGGGGAGCCGGAGATCGACGAGCTTATCCCCCAGGATCGGCTCGATTGGAAAGAGCAGTCGAACCTTCCCCAGCAGGGTGGAACCAGCGCTCGCAGGCAGGCGAAGAGAGAAGCTGCCAGGAAGGCAAGGAGAGGCTAATGACGGCTCAATTCCGAGAGAAGATCGGTCCCCTTGAGGGGACCTGCGAAGGTCTGCGGTGCTGGATTGTCGGGGCTGGCCCCAGCCTTGACGACGTGCCGATCGCCGCCTTGCGTGGCAAGTACATCATGGCCCTCAACGCGGCCGTCCTGAAGTTTACAAACGTCCGAGCGTTCCCGGACGCCTGGTGGGTTTGGTGCGACTCGCGGACGCTGCGCGAGCTTTGGGACAAGGTCCGTAAGACCTGGAAACGAACGCAGTGCCTTATCCACAAGAAGGGGATGGAGGACATGCGCTCGCACCAGGGGGCCGGCCGGTACATCGAGTACGTCAAGGAGGAGTTCAAGGCGACGCGCACCGTGGCCGAGACCGCCATCCTCCTGGCGCAGTTTCTCGGATTCTCCGAGATCGTCCTTGTCGGCATTGACGGGATGCAGGCTCGCGACGGCAAGGCCTACGCCGACGAGTTCAACGAGTGGAAGCAATGCCACTTCATGAAGAACGGCACCCAGGAAAGCTGCCAGCGGTCGAGCGACCAGATGGTCGAGGCGATGGAAGCTCTCAAGAAACGGATGGGGGATCGCGGCGACATCCCCCGAATCATTCAGACGTCGGAACTGTACCCGGCGCGTTCCCAGTTCGAGTTCATGCCCTTCGCGGAAGCGGTGAAGTTAGATGACCGTCCTACGAAAAAGCCAACAAGAGCACACGCGAAGTTTTGAGCGAGCCTACCTGGGCGGGTGGAGGCCTGAGCCGACAACTCACCACCGCCTGATCTACAGGGCAAAGCCGGACTTCAAGAAGCGCGGCATCGAGAAGATCCTCGACGTCGGGTGTGGTCGTGGTTTGGTCGTAGTGGAAATGATGCGCGACGGGTTCGACGTCACGGGCACGGAGATTGTCCCTTGCTTGCTGTCCCGCGAGCTGAAGCGTCTGCCGGTGCTGCCATACAACGTCGGCGGCCTCGGTCAGTTCGACGACAACGAGTTCGACCTCGTCTTGATGGTCGACCTCCTCGACTACCTCCGCGACGAGCAGGACGTGGACCTGGCTCTTGGCCACGCCAACCGCCTGGCGCGGCAGGGAATCATCGTCACCCTGGGAGGGGACTCTCCGCACCAGTGCATCAAGGAAGAACGCGAGTGGTGGCGCGGCAAGCTCGGTAACTCGATCGAGTTCCCTATGGAGACGGCGACTTGTGACGGCGGCGTTTGTCGCTATACGTTCTGGAGGCCGAGCGAATGAAGATCTGCCACTTCGTAGGCCACAGCCTTGTCCGATACACGCCGGGCCGCATCGCAACTCTCTGGGGCCGCCACACCGGATACGAGGCGCGGGCCTTCGCCTGTCGCCGCACCGGTGGCTGGCTCTTCAACGAGCCGCTGAACCCCTACGGTTTCTACTGCCCGAAGCAGCACAACAAGGGACCGTTGAAAGAATGGGTGGAGTCTGCCGACGTGCTCCACTTCCACGACGACAGCTACCCGGACAAGCTGGAAGGCTGGAAGTACGACCTGCGCGGGAAGGTGAAGATCTACCACGCGCACATCGGGAACATTCCGGAGCGGTTCTTCGGCACGGGCAACCGCCTGAAGTGGCGCAAGGACGTGGCCTACGCTGGCATCACGAATGGGTACGGGCACCTCTTCGACGAGCACGAGAGAAAGCACCCAGGACGGATCTGGGGCCGACTCCCGGACATCCTCGACCTGGACCACCCGGTCTACCGCCAGGACCCGAACCTCTACCCTGACCCCAACGCCGACAAGCTGAGGGTCGCCTACACGTACTCGAACAATCGAGAGGACGGAAAGATCAACGCGAAGCGTCCGAAGGCGCACGCGCGAATCCTCGCCGGCATTCCAGGCGTCAACTACATCGCGATCTGCAACCGCCCGTTCGAGGAGGCCCAGGCCATCAAGGCTTCGGCTCATGTGGTTCTGGAGGAGTGCTTCACGCCGTACCTCCACCTTTCCGCACTGGAGGGTGCTGCAATGGGGAAGCCTGTCGTTACGAGCTTCAACACTGCGACGATGGGTGAGACGTCAGGCGCCGTCGGCGCACCGTTAGAAGAATGGCCTTTCATCAAGGCCGACCGCCGAAGCCTTCAGGAAGTGATCGAGCGCTTGCGCGACAATCGCGACCTCCTCGCTGAGTGGGGGAATCGTGGCCTGCGCTGGATGGAAACCTATTACAACGCACCGGCGCTGCTCGCCAGATATGAGGAGTTCTATGCCGAAGCAAGAGCTGCCCAGCTTTAACTGGGCGAACGTGCAGCAGGCACTCGACGACCTGCCGCCGCACATTCGAGACCGCATCGAGATACCGCTGCGTGCGTCGAACCCGAAGATGTTTCTTTCGACGCTGCGCAGATTGAGAGATCAACTCGACAAGGCCATCAAGACAATGGAGGAGGCCACTGGTGACGATTCCGGCACTGATTCTGGCGCGCGGGGGTAGCAAGGGCATCCCCGGCAAGAACCTGAAAGAGGTCGGCGGCGTGTCGCTGCTCGGCCACTGCGTCAACGTGGCCATGCGGAGCCGCCTCGCCCCGGTCTTTGTCTGGTCCGACGACCCCGACATTCGAGCCGAAGGCGAGGCGCACGGAGCGACGTGCCCACCTCGGCACGGCAGGTTCGCGACAGACTCAATCACGTCGGAGGCCTCCGTCGCTGCGTTCCTCAAGAAGCACGGGTCGAAGGACTGGGAGGGCCTGGCTCTCCTTCAGTGCACGACGCCGTTCCTTACGGCCGAGGCGTTGGACGAGTGCGTCCGGAAGTTCCAGGAGGGAAAGCGCGACGCCGTGGTCACAGTGAGCGACGCGACCCAGCGGTACTTCGGATACCCGCAGCGCGGCAACGGCAAGAGCGAGTTCGTGCCGATGCGTCCCTACCGGGCTCTGCGCCAGGAGGAGGCGATGTCGCTGTACATGGAGAACGGCGCCTGCTACCTGGCGAAGCTCGACCTCTGGATCTCTGGGCGCCGGCTCGGGCGGAACAACGGTGTCGTGGTCATGCCGTGGTGGGACGGTCTGGAGATCGACGAGCCGGACGACCTCGCGGTCGCTGAGGTCCTCGCTCCGCTTCGCAGGCCCCAGGAGCAGCAGCCTGTGCGCTTCGTCCACGAGGAGGTACCACAGTGACGCATGCAGTCTTGAAGAGGTACCTGGAGCTTGGCCCGGAGAAGAACAAGCACACGCGCCGACGGGACCGATTCTCGGAGGAGTGGTTGACGGCTGGGCTCTCAGAGAAGACGCCGTCGGACTGTCCTCTCGACCTGAACGGTCCCTTCCCTTTCGGGGACGATCAGTTCGAGCTGGTCTACTGCTCACACGTCATGGAGCACTTGGCCGACGCGCTGTTCTTTCTCTGCGAGTGCCTCCGCGTCGTCAAGCCTGGAGGCGTCGTCCGGATCGCCGTCCCGTCGATGCCCTGGATCATCAACCGGTACGTCAGTAAGAAGTGCGACCTCGACGATGTCCTGAACTGGGCGCGGCGCTTCTCTCCCTTCATGCATCGCGACGGCTACGACGAGCCCAAGATAGAGGACCTTTTCCGTGCGGCGGGTTTCGAGGACGTGACGGTCCTTCGCCCGGGTCACTCGCATACGAAAACCATGAAGGACAATTATTTCTCGAACCGAGCGGAGAGGACCATCCGCTGTGAAGGGAAGAAGCCATGCCCGAAGTAATCGCCGAGATCGGCATCAACCACAACGGCGACGTCAAGCGAGCCTGGGACCTCATCGAGGCTGCGAAGAAAGCAGGAGCGCATCACGTCAAGTTCCAGAAGCGGGACGTCGATGTCTGCTACACGCCAGAGCAGCTCGCCGCGCCGTGCGAGTCTCCGTGGGGGACGACGGTCGAGGACAAGGTGCGCGGCCGGGAGCTGTCCTGGGATGCGTTCAACTCCATCGCGGACAAGTGCGACGTCGAGGATATCGGCTGGTCCTGCTCCTGCTTCGACCTGAAGAGTCTGCGCGAACTGGAGGAACAGTTCGGCGAGCGCATCTCGTTCCACAAGGTCCCCAGTGCGATGGCGAAGCACGAGGCCTTCCTCTGTCAGGTCGCTGCGTTCGGGCGGTTGACCCTGGTTTCTGTCGGGCTCGCCGAGGGGCTCACGGAGGTCGGCGGGGTGGCGGCGGTCTTCGAGACGAAGGCTTGCCCCTACGTCCTGAACGTCACGACGGCGTGCTACCCGACACCGATCGAGCGCTGCCACGTCGAGCGAATCAAGACCTTCGCCACCCTTGCCAAGGAGTTGCGATGCTGCGAGTCCATCGGTTACTCCGGCCACGAGGTCGGCGTCCTCCCCTCCGTTGTCGCGGCGGTCCTCGGCGCCCAGTACATCGAGCGGCACTTCACCCTCGACCGTTCGTGGTACGGCGCGGACCAGTCGGCAAGCCTGGAGCCCGAAGGCCTCCGTCGTCTCTGCCGAGACGTCGCCCAGATCGAAGACATCGTAGGGCTCGGCGACATCGCCCTCTTCGGTGACGAGAAGAACCCGGTGCCGACTCTCCGGGAGGACGTGTGAAAACGAGGAAGAGCAACATCAGGTACATCGGCGCGCTGGTCGGACACCCCCGATCTGGGACTTCGTACTTCAAGCGCGTCGTCCACTTTGCCTCGGCTGTGAGCCCGACCTTCACCCACGCTTACGGAAGCATCGTTGGTCGCTGGGATCAGAGGCAGGCGTACGATGAGCGCTTCGTTTTCGAGGTCAACTGTCCGCACAAGAACGTGGTTCTCTTGGAGCGCGACGCCCGGGACATCTGCGTCTCGGGCTGGTTCTTCATCAAGTATCGGTTGCAGGCCGAGGACATCGGTACAGAGCAGGAGTTCGTCGATCGAGCCATGCCATTTATTACGAACTGGCAGGAAGGGGCGCGGGTGTTCGTCCCTCCCGAGCGGCGGATACAGTACACGGAGATGACCGAGCACCAGGCTGTCACTCGGGCTCTCGCCGGCATGGGTGCTCGGGCGTCGAACCCGGAGTCCATCCAGGCGGCGATCGACGGGCTGGCGTTTACGAAGATGCAGAGGCGAGACAGGGCGGGTGGCTTCACCCGTGGTCGCAGCAATCACTACGAGGCAGCCGGGAATGATGACCGGGCTTTGAGCTTCCGAGCCGGGAAGTCTGGAGCCTGGGAGACATTCCCCGCAGATTTTTCGAGGTGGTCATGAGTGAAGAGAAAAGCCTGTTCCCAGCGATGGAGTCGTCGGTCGCTGATCTCCAGACGAAGCACAAGCGCATCAAGTCCTTCTTCGTAGACGACCGGATCTTGGTGGAGGTCGCATCTGCGATCGTGCACGGGAAGCCCGGACATCAGATCCGGGGTCTCCCGGAGGACGTCGAGGTCCTCGGTGTCTGGTACGAGCATCAGCGCAAGAGCTTCCGCTTTCACTGCTGCTCGATGGAGTGGCCCATCCACGGCGGCCAGTACATGGTCGAGGACATCGAGATCGAGGTCGTCACAGCTCCGACCGAGGAGACGCAGTTCGTCCTCTGGAAGAAGATGTGCGACGGGCTCAACGCGAAGCAGCAGGTCATCGAAGCACCGAAGGCGCTCGACGTCGTCGTGGAGGGGGTAGATGAAACCCTTCCGTCTTGATACCGCAGAAGGCACGCTCCTCGATGCTCACCTGTTCTGGAACAGCAGCACGAAGAAGCGAGACGACCAGGCGCACCACCTCGGCCACGGCCGCTGGACGCCCCGGGCGTGGCGCAAGCACGGCCAGGCGTACTTCTCCCTCTTCCGCGAGCACTTCGGTGAGGACTTCACGGGGCGCATGCTGGAGTGGGGTTGCGGCGGCGGGGCGAACGTCGTGGCCTTCGCCGAGCAGTTCGAGCACATTGTGGGGGTGGACATCTCACCGGACAGTCTCCGGCGGTGCGCCCAGGCTTGCGAAGAAATGGTAACTAAAGGTTACCATTTCGAGCCATTCCCGATCTCCATCGAGGATCCCTTCGCCGCTCGCGCTCTGAAGAGCGAGGGGAACCTCTTCGATTTCCTGCTCTGCATCGAGGTCGTCCAGCACATGCCATCGGCCCGGTACGCTCGCGACGTGATGGAACTCTGGTCGGAGCTGTGCTGGAAAGGGGCCGGGGCGATGGTCCAGTTCCGGACGCACTTCCGGTCTCGGGCGGCCCACCGCTCCCCGACCGTCAACTACTCGGACAACGTCTCCCGGTGGCTGATGCTGAACCCGGCCGTCTTCGCGGACATGGCCGTCAGCGCCGGCTGGGAGGTCGTGGCTATGCGGGGGACCGGCCTGACGGAGTTTGACCCTCAGCGTCCCACAGGCTACGTCGACGCATTCTTGAGGAACATGAGGGCATGAAACTACACGAGATGGACTTCAGGCACTGGGAGGACGACCACACCGCTCTGCTGAGGAAAGAGCGCGGCCCAGGGTCCGGACACAAGGAGGAGGACGCCCGCTGGGCTGACGACCCCCGCTGGTACTGCCAGCAGCACTTCCACAAGGACCGCGACGGCGGAGGCCCCTACTTCCTCAATCGCCGCTGCAACGCGCTCCTGAAGCAGGACGGCCCCTTCTCCGGACACTACAAGGACGCGGACAGTCTGGACGCGACAGCGTACGGACAGGACGTGTACCTCTTCTGTCCGGGTCCTTCGCTGGCCGACGTCCCCATCGAGGCGTTCGACCAGCAGACGACGCTCGCCGTGAACTCGGCCGGCTTCCGCGTTCGGTCGACCTACTGGGTGATGGCGGAGAGTGCCTACGCCTTGTGGCTCATGGGCGAGGTGCAGAAGTACCCACTGAAGCGGCAGATTATCTCGACGGCCCGGGTGGCGGTGGTCCTGCGGGCGAAGGAGCGCACGGCGCGCCAGCAGCTCTTCCGGCGCGTCTTCGTGGCTCGCTGGGAGGAGGAGTTCGTCGTCCCGGCTCGCGTGCCGGCGGTGTCCGTCTTCAACGCGCTGGTCGCGGCCTGGCAGTTCGGCGCCAAGCGCTGCATCGTCTTCGGGCTCGACCTCTCCCGCCCCGGCGGGCAGGCCTACGTCTCCGACGTCCAGTACACGAAGGAGGGCGCGACGAATCCCTTCGACGACCAGGTCCGGGCGCTGCGTCAGTTCAGCCTGCCCGGCATGGAGGTGGTCAACTGCTCGCCTCACAGCCGCGAGCTGCTGCCGAACTTCACGGCGGCCGACTGGCAGGAGGTCCTGCCGTGAGCCAGAGAGAGCGAGAACACACCGCCGAGAGCCTGATCGATGTCTACGACCAGCTCTACCGAATCCAGGGGAAGAAGCAGCATCCCCGGAAGGTCCGGAACGGGAAGCTGATTACCCTGGGTCGCTACGGGGACGCGAAGTCTCGGAACTCTCGCTTCACGGAATTCATCGGGAAGCACGTCCCGGCCGGCGCCTCGATTCACGACGCCGGCTGCGGTCGGGGCTACATCCTGCGGAGCCTCGTCGAGATGGGCTACGACGCGACCGGCTCGGACTGTGCAGCGTCGCTGTTCTTCCAGGAGCTGAGGGACCTGAACGCCAAGAAAGTCGACTACGCCGATCTTCGAGTCTTCGGGGAGGACCGCTTCGACGTGGTGATCTCCAACGACGTGCTGGAGCACCTGGTCGACGAGGACGCGGTCGCGGAGGCTATCGCCAACCTCGCCTTCATAACCAAGGACTGGCTGCTCATCTCCGTGGGCACGGGGCGCGCCAGGAACTACCCATCCACGCACAGGAACCTCGACATCGTAGACCTTCATCGCGTCCGCCGTGCTGGCGGATGGTGGAGGAAACAGATCACGCCCCACATGGACGTGGTCGCCACGCAAGAGACCAAGGTCAACTGGTACCAGTTCGGGAGGAAGAGCCGACCATGAAAGCGATTATCTTTGGAGCCGGATTCATAGGGACAGCAACGGGAAACCGCATCCACGAGGACGGCGGTGAGGTCGTAGGCGCCGACAACTGGATGATCAAATCAGGAGAGCGCCAGCTCTTCGATTGCCAGACGGTCGATGTCAGGAAGCCGAAGAACGTGGAGGCCTTCATCTCCGCGTACCGCCCACCGGTCATCTTCTGGTTCCCTGCTCGGCAGGGCTACAAGATGGACCACGCGGCGTTCGCGGACGTTCAGGTGCGGGGGACCTACTCACTGTTCCAGGCACTCGACGCCCTGAAGGAAGACGGATACCGTCCCGACCGCATCGTCCTGGCGTCCTCCCAGGCGATCTACTCCCCGGGCGTTGACGCTCCGGAGGGGCACCCGAAGGACCCGCCGTCTGTCTATGGGTTCTCAAAGCTCCAGCAAGAGGAAGCCTTCCGCTGGTTCTGCCGCAGCCGCGAGATCGTCTGTCTGGCCATGCGTTATTCCATCGTCCTGGGTCCGGGCCAGGCGCTCCAGTCGACGGAGTCTGGCCTTCTGAGGAACTGGAACCGCTGCCTGAAGGACCGGAAGGCCCCGGAGATCTACGGGGACGGCGAGCAGCTCCGAGACTTCGTGCACATCGACGACGTGGCCCGGGCCAACATCCAGGCCGCGAAGTACCCGGTTTCTGAGTCGTTCAACATTGGGGGCCAGACCAGATCCGTCAAGGAGATGGCCGCTGCCTTCGATTCCATGACGGATTGCAAAACGCCGGTGGTTACCGGGAAGGCTGAAAGGCCCGGAGGTGAATACTCGATGACCTCAAGCTCCAGCTACGCAAAGGAGCGCCTGAAGTGGGAGGCGATAGCTGATCCGGAGGCCTGCATGCGGGACTTCCTTGACTACGCGAAGTGAAAAGAACACACTGGGGCCGACAGATACGTCGCGTCCCGGGTAACTTCGATCGTTTCATAGCATTGGTCGCATCGGCTCCCCCCACCTCCTTACCCGGGAAGGTGACGTGTCGTGTCGGTGCGGCCTTTTTTCGTATTACAGGAGTGAAGAACCATGAAGAGACGCGAAGCGTTGAAGACCGGAGTCCTCGGTCTGGTTGCAGGACTCCTTGGCCGTCGTGCGAACACGATGGAGACGACCGAAGCGGAGCGGCCTGACCCTACCGGCTCGACCATCCCGCACCCCGACACGTTCGCCGAGGTGAACGTCCACGAGTACACCGGCTGGCGGGTCACCGAGACCATCCGGGAGGACGGTACGCGGTCGCTGCACTACGACCAGGCGTCCGAAGTTCAGCCCAGCTTCGACGAGGTGAACGGCTCGAAGGCCGCCATCCTTCGGAAGCAGAGGACGGGTAGATGAGGGACGTCCTTTATGCGTGTTGCCCCATGCACTCCACCATCCTCGGTGGCAAGGTGGGAGGGAAGTGTTCCTATTACGGGAGCACTCTCTTTCTGTCTGATAGCTTTGGTGCACCGCTGAAGGTTGACCCTTTCGACTTCTCCAGGCTGCCGGCGTACCGCGACCCGATGTTCGAGATGAACCCAGGCGCCCGAGTCTTCGTGGAGCTGGGCACGCAACGAGGCTTCACCGCGCACCGGGCGGTCATCCATCTGCCGAAGGCGACCGTCCACTGCGTCGACCCTTGGTTCAACTTCGCCGGCAAGCCGGAGTACGTCGGCGACATGGACCTCTGCCATGCTGTCTTTCAAGAGCTTCACAAGGAGAACCTCGCCAGCGGACGAGTGATCGCGCACAAGGGATTCTCCTGGGACATCGCCGAGACGTTCGACGAGCCCATCGACTTCCTGTGGATCGACGGCGACCACACCTACGACGGTCTCATGAAGGACCTGGAGCTTTGGGTTCCGAAGGTCGTCCCTGGCGGGCTGATCGTGGGTGACAACCACGAGATGCCGGAGGTCGCTGGAGCCCTGAAGACGTGGGCGGAGAAGCACGGGTACACGTACGAGGTGGGAGGCGCTTTGAAGAAGGCGCGTGGTAGACGCAAGCAATTCTGGTTTAAGAAGAAGGGATAGAGATGCCGAAAAGACCGACCAAGCCCCGAGTTGCCATCTTGACCTCGCTGGTGGATTTCTCCCCAGCGTACAGCCTCGTCGGGATCATCCTCGACCAGGCCCGAGCGCTGAAGCGTGCCGGGTATGAGTACGACCTGCTCTGCCTGAAGCACTTCAACAAGAACGATGCCGAGGTCATCGAGCGTGAAGGCCTCAACATCAAGTACATCCTCCCGCAGACTCGCCTCGTCGATTACCGGGCGAACCAGCCAGCGGAAGAGGACCACGTCGAGAAGAAGACGAAGAACCGCGTCGAGGGGTTCGAGACGCAGGTCGCCGTTCACTTCGAGAGCAACGAGGAGAAGGGGTGGGTCGGGTACCGCGAAGCCCTGGAGCCCTACGACACCATCATCGACCACGACTTGATGTTCTTGTCGTGGCACCTCCCGCAGAATGCCGCGCTGCGTCGCTGCATCGACCTGTGGCCGGAGAAGAACTGGCTCCACTGGGTCCACTCCGGGCCGTCGAACCCGCCGCGCGATCTCTGCTACCCCTCGGACCTTCGCTTCTCCTGCGCGCCGCACTCGACGTACTGCTACCTCAACCACTCGCAGGCGAGCGAGTACGCGCTGATGATCAACGCCCCGGCGAACGTCGTCCGGACGGTCTACAACCCGAAGGACCTGCGCGACGTCTGGGGCTTCTCGAAGCTCTCGGACGACATCATCGATCGCTACAATCTCATGGACCATCAGATTCTGGTGGTCTATCCGTTCTCGACTCCGCGCTGGCACGACAAGGGTGTCCGCCAGCTCATGCGGATTTTCGGGAACTGGAAGGAGATGGGCGTCCGCGCGAAGCTCGTCCTCATCAACGCGCATTGCAACTCGCCCCAGGACCAGGCGGACGTCGATGGCATCGAGGCCTACTGCAAGGTCGCCAAGCTGGAGCTGGACGAGGATGTCATCCTGACGTCCCGGTACGGCGACGAGATTGGCGAGAAGAAGCTCCGCTACACGGTGCCGTTCCGTACGGTCCGCGAGCTGGTGATGCTCTCCAACACGTTCATCTTCCCCTCGGTCTCTGAGTGCTGCTCACTGATTCAGGCCGAGGCCTCGATGGCCGGCAAGTTCATGGTCCTCAATCGGGACTTCCGTCCGATGCTGGAGTTCTGCTCCGAGGGCGTGATGACGTACGAGTTCACGCAGAACGACCCGAACTCCAACCCGGAATACTACGAGTGCGTCGCCAAGGAAATCTGGGCGAACCTCCAGGCTGAGTCCTCAATCATGAATCGCACCGAGGCGATCACTCGGGTCTACAACCGCGATTGGATTTTCAAGAACCAACTCGAACCGCTGCTCTATCTCCGCTTCAGTCTTCGCAAGGACGTCCCGGCCAAGCCAGCGTCGCGCGAGGTCCTCCGGCCCGAGCTGGTCAGCGACGACGAGATGGGGCACAAGACGGAGCCGGCCCCACAGATGGTCATCGAGGGACCTGGCGGACAGACCATCCCCCTCCGGGTGGCGCTGCCGACTGAGACAGTTCCGCCGGAATCCATCGTCGCCGAGGAGACGCCGCCCGGGCCTGACAGTGAGAAGCCCAACTACGAGGATCCCTGGGACGGCATGGAGTGCTCGGTCTTCGGGACGTGCTCCAGCGAGCAGAAGGTCCAGTGCTACGAGCAGGCCGGGCACTGCCTGGTCCTCGACGAGATCGATCACCGCGAGCGAGTGGCAGAGGCCCGTAGCGGCCAGAAGAAGTGAAAGAAGAAGAGGCTGCCGCTGGGCCAGCGGCCCACGGCTGAGAATCTGGCGAAGGCGCCATGCGCCGAGAGGAGAGCTGACCGATGAAGAGAACCGTATTCTTCGACCTTGAGACCGGGGGACTGGAGCCAGGTGTCCACCCCATCATTCAATTCGCAGCGGTGGCCGTCGACGAGAACTTCCACACGCTCGAAGAGCTGGAGCTGAAGCTCCGGTTCGACATCGGCGTGTGCACCGGCGAGGCCCTGGAGGTGAACTCCTTCGACCCTGACGTCTGGGAGAAGCAGGCCATCGACCCGCGTGCGGCGATGGTTGCGATCACGTCTTTCCTGAAACGCCACAACACGGTGAAGCTCATCAGCAAGCGGGGCAACCCGTACTACGTGGCGCTCATGGTGGGACACAACGCATCGAACTTCGACGGCCCCTTCCTCCAGAAGTGGTACCGTCAGGCCGACGAGTTCCTCCCTGGGTTCTTCCGGGTGATGTGTACTTCGCAGCTCGCGCAGTGGCACTTCTACAACCACCCGGAGCCGCCGAAGGACATGAAGCTCGGGACTCTCTGCGAGCACTTCGGCATCGAGCTTCCCGAGCACGCGGCGCACGACGCCCTCGCGGACGTCCGGGCGAATGTCCAACTGGCGAAGGTTCTCTTGGAGGCACGAGGCTGATGGGCGGAGAATTCAGCGAGGTCTATCACCACCGGATGCGGTACTTCCTGACACCGCAGTTCGATATGTACCGGCACATCCGCGAGCGCATCGCGGCCGACACGCCCGGCAATCTGATCGTAGACGAGGCCCTGGCCGTGCTCGATTACGGGTGCGGGAACGGCGTCGGCTGCATCATGCTCAAGCACGACGGCTGGCAGATCGTCGGCATCGATTCTGACGAGGAGGCCATCGCGTTTGCCCGTGACTCGTGGGGGCACCTCGCCGAGTTCAAGCACCAGGACTGGGCCGCCCCTGCCGACGAGGCGAGCGACGAGCATCGCTACCGTCGGCAGTACGACATCGTCGTCTCCCTGGAGGTCATCGAGCATGTCGACAACCCGGTGGCTCTGCTCCAAGCTCTCCGCGACTCGTGCCGGAACGGGGCTCGCGTCTTCGTCTCGACGCTGAACCACAACAGCCAGTACCGCAAGAACCGGGGTCACGTCGGGAAGTTCTGCGTCGAGGACTTCCGCGTCCTCTGCGCGAAGGTCTTCCCGGGTGTCCGCATCTTCAACTACGACTTCAGCGAGGAGCTGGACGACGAGTCCACCCTGACGCCGATGGTCGCAGTCTGGAAGGAGGGCGCCGAATGACTGATGCCATCCTCGATGCCATCGAGCAGGCCAGCCTCATGACTTCGGACCAGCAGAAGGAGAAGGCCGAGGCCGATCGCGACAAGGCTGCGTCTGAAGCTCTCATGGCGAGCCTTCGCCGGGGCGCTGAGGACGACGCCAAGCGCTGGGAACGGTTCGAAAGGCTCCACGGCAAGATCCCCGAACGGACCGACGTGGAGTATTTCCCAGAGGGTCATCCCTACGCTGGCTTCGCGATGACGACTCACACGACCCCTGACCCCCTCAGAGCCCGCAAGTGCCGCGAGGGGGCCGAGCAGTGGCGCAAGGACACCGACGCCTGGTGCGAGCGCCTGGTGGGGCCTCCTCGTCCTCGTCGTAAGAAGAAGCGCAAGAAGGAGGCCGAGGCTGACCCTGAGCGTCAGCTTCTGGCGGCCAGGCAGAATGAGATTTTCTGACGTGACGAAGCAGTACAACGAAGCCCAATGGAACATGATTCGGGAACAGTGCCCGAGGCCTCGCGTCGCCGTAGAGCTGGGCAGCTACTGCGGTCTCTGGGCCGGCCAGCTCCTCGAAGAGCACCCCGGCGTGGGCGAGCTGTACTGCGTCGACCGCTTCAACAACAACCGCACCTGGAAGCTCTGGCGGGCCGCCGTGGCTCCTCACAGGGAGAAGGTCACCGTCCTCCCCGTGGAGCTGGAGGTGGCCGAGCACATCTGGACGACGACCATCAAGGAGAAGATCGACATCCTCTACGTGGACGCCGATCACCACTTCAAGGCCGTGCTCCACGACCTGAGCTTCTGGGTTCCCTGGGTCCGGATGGGCGGGCTCATCCTCTGCCACGACTGGCAGATGTCCGGGCCGCGAGGAGCCATCGGGCGCTTCTTCGGGCAGGAGAACGTCACCATCGAGAAGTTCGGGCCGCGCGCTTTCTGCGAGTCCGCCTGGATCCGCAAGCGGAAGGAGTACCCCCCGTGCGAGTCTCCTTAGTTTGTGTCACAGGATCCACAGAGCTGAACAGCCGCCTCCGTGCCGAGCTGCTCTGGCGAATGGTGAACAGTGCCCACCTCAATCCGGGGCACCCCTTTGAGCTGATCCTCGTGGACAACTCCCAGGGCGGAGCGCACCGCAAGGCCATCCGGGACATCTTCGACAGCTACCGGTCCGTGACTCACATCGTCCAGAATCGCATCAACGAGTTCCACGGTGGCGGCGTGCGCCAGGGGCTTCAGCTCGCCGACGGGGACATGCTGGTTCAGATTACCGACGACCTGGAGCTGAAGCCTGGATGGCTCTCGGCACTGATTCACCCCTTGCTCATCTACCCGGAGGAGAAGTTCGTCGGCGGGCTCGTGAAGGGTCACAACGTGCGCGCCCCGGTGATACGTCGGTTCGATCTGGAGGGCATCAAGTACGTCGTCCGGCCAAAGTGCGCCGCTTACTGCTGGGCCTATTCTCGCAAGACCTACAAGGAGATGGGCGATTGGAGGCGGGCTCATTTCGCCGACACTCGTTTCTCCAAGAGGCTCCAGCGTGCCGGCTACGTCTTCACTCTTCCCGAGGAGAGGTACGCCGACGAAACGAACCTCAACTATCTCCGTCCCTGGGACTACAAGAACGAGCGAGGCATCCACGCGCAGCAGCTCAAGCACCAGCACCTCGACCACGTCTGGCCGACGGGAGTCTGTGCCAGTCTCTTGCATCCACCGGTCGTCCCGACAACCGAGCACCCGCTGAAGAACCCCGAGGGCATCGGCCCTGGAGCCTACCCCGAGGACTGGCTCGCAGAACAGGAGATCGCCGGTGATTCATGAGGTTCGGAACATCTACGATCTGGAAGGAACCGAGGAGGGCAGGCGCCTTTGGATTGTCGCCCCCGGTCCGACCTCTCGGGACCTCGACAAGTGGGGCCACCTCATGGTCGGCGAGACGGTCATCGCGCTGAACAGCGCGATCGAGATCGTCAAGAAGCCGGCCTTCTGGCTCTACGCCGACAAGCGTTTCTCCTGGCTCTACGGTCACGAGCTGCATGGGACCAAGGCACGGATGAAGCCTGGCGTCGACACGCCGCACCGCGTCATCGTTCCGCACCACCAGACGAAGAAGCTCCGGCTCTACTTCGCCGGCCAGGAGGTCTACTCCTTCCACTACCAGATGCCGATCAAGCGCAGGCTGCCGGAGGAGGAGCGCGAGGACAAGCCGTTCTGGTACGCCCCGGACGACCGCTTCATTCCTGGGCATGCCTCGGTGGCTTCTACGGCTTGCAGCGTCGCCTGTCTCCTGCGGCCTCGTGTCGTGATTCTCGTCGGCATCGACTTCATGATTCCTGACGGCGTTTACTACCACCCGGACGTCGTGAAGAACAAGGGACCAACAGAGAAAGCGAGGAACCTCGGGGCCGGCCTAAGCTGGTTCAAGGGCGCGCTGACCAAGAAGGGTGGCATCTGGCCTGGACTCAACATCGTGACGCCGTCGGTCTATCTGGCTTCCCAGGCTCCCGTGAGGCATCGGAACTGGGAGGAGATCGCACGCGGTGAGGAGTAAGATTCCACATTGGGACGGCTGGATGAAGAGCCACTCGAACGACGATGGACCGGTCGACCCGGACATCGTGGCCATCCAGAAACAGCTCCGCACCGAGTGCCACAAGCGGAAGGGGGTCTACACCCGATGGATCCGCAACGGCGTCCTCGCGGACAAGCCGGTCGCGACTTACTCCTTCGGCCCCATCAACCTCCCGGCCCACCCTGAGCTTTTCACCTCCTCGCGCTGGAACGAGCGCCGGACGAACGTGCCTCTGCCTTACGACGAGGAGACCTGGCGCTTCGTTCATCGCTACTGGAGAGGTGCGAATAGCTACCGAGGGATCAAGGCTCACATCGAGCAGTACGGCATGCGTCGACCGCTCATCGCTGATATGTTCACGAACTACGACCCGGACGGTGGCCAGCTCGTCCACCGGACCTTTGCCTGGCGAGGAGAGAACCTGGACGCTCCGTGCCTTATTCTGCGCACCGGCAACGAGCGAATCATGATGGCGATGTTCGAGTGGAACTGGGTGACGGTGCCCATCGTCGTGCTCGTTCGTGACTGTGGGTTCGACCCGGCGATGTCCGCTGTCTGGAGACTCCTCCAGGAGACCAGCGGCCTCGGCGGGCTGTCCCGAGAAATCAACCGACAGACCGAGGACAGGGGCAGCTTGGACCTCGGCCTCGAAGCACTCTTTACAGAAGGGATCATCAAGTGACAGATTTGAAGGCTGGAGCCGGCCACATCGACATGCTCGTCAAGGACTCGGGGCAGCGCCCCAAGGTCTCCGTCGTCTTCGGAGTGCGGAACGAGTACCCCGTCATTCTCGGCACGATGTTTTCGTTCATCGACGAGCTGGAGTTCTGGGGCTACGAGTGGGAGGTGATCGTTGTTGACAATATGTCAACGGACGACACCCGCCACATTCTCCGGGACAAGTTCCGTCGCTGGGTGAAGGCCGGGAAGCTGAAGATCATCGAGTTCGACGAGCGCGGGGCGAACGTCACCGTCCGGAACATCGGCGCCCGTGCCGCTACCGGGGACGTGGTCTTCCTGGCGGACGGACACATCGCCGTGGCCCCGGGCACCTGTCACGGGATGATTCAGGGCTGGCTGGAGCGGGGCGGCCTCTGGCACTCGGCCATCCACATCTGGGGCGACACCCGCGACATCCGGTGCTACGGCTACGACTTGAAGCTGCGCGAGCGCTTCTGGGGGAACCTCTCCCGGGGCGTCCCGAAGGAGGTCGCGGTCAAGCCGGAGGCCCGCTACTCCTCGCCGCGCGTCCCGTACTACCGGGTGCCGATGGCGAGCCACTGCGCGCTCATGGCTGGGCGCGAGGAATACCTCGACTTCAAGGGATACTGCGAGGATTTCAAGTGCTACGGCGGCGGCGAGCCCTACCTCGACATGCTCTGGTGGCTGATGGGGAAGGAGGTTTGGATCTTCGGGCAGGGCCTCATGCGTCACGCCTTCGGGACGAATCCTCGGTGGGAGAAGCAGGGGAAGGCCGCCGGGATGAAGGACTGGCCGACCCGGGGTTCGAACCAGGTGGGGCCGGCTCTGGAGCTGCTCTTCACCAACCCTGCGGACAAGGACGTCCGGGGCCTGCTGAAGAAGTGTCCGGAACGCTTGCACCCGCTCATCCGTGGCCTCATGAAGGACGAGGCCCTGGACACCACGGAGAAGATCGCCGAGGTGGCGAAGCAGATTCCCAAGCGTGTCCGCTCTCACGTCTACCACCGCGACGGCCACACGAGTGCCGACCTCCACCCGGGCGACGAGTATCTCCGCTACGCTCGCGGCTACGCCTGGACCAACGACCAATTCCAGTTCAATTTCATGCTGTCCGCCTACTGCATCGGCGGGTACGACTGGCTCACCCAACGCTACGAGGTCTACTACAAAGACCGCAAGGGCAACGAGCGCTACGTCGAGGAGCTTCAGAAGATGCGTCAGGAGGTCCTGCGCGTCGGCGCGCCGTGGAGGAAATTCATCTCAGAGCGCCAAGTCATGACCCTGGATGAACTTCTGGAAAGGAAACCCTGGTTGAAGTTCGACGATTTGGTATAGAATTGGTGGCAGTTCTCCAGAAAGACGGGATACGCGGACCCGGCAGGAAGTGAAGAGAGAGGAGTAGGTCGGTCCGCTTGTGCGAGGCGTCCTTCCTTCCAGCCGGTCCGTCAGGACTCGGGAGGGATCCCATCGATGGCGTGGATCGGTCAGCCAGTTTACTTCTTCGACTACGTCGAGACGGATGACGACTTCATCCGGCGTCCCGCCATCGTCCAGGATTTCTCTGGCCCCCAAGACCCGGAACACCGAGACGTAGACCTCGGCTATGTTCGTCGGTCGAACGGGACACCTGTCCGCCGAAACAACATCCCGAATGTAGAGACCGCCGTCGTCGATTCCAATGGTCGGGTGGTCGAGAGCTACTGGGCTCGTCGCTTCACTGGTTGGAGGGGGCGAAGCCACCCGAAGAAAACGGAGGTGCCCGTAGTCTCCCAGGCAATTGTTTACTGCCGCTGGGTCGAGACTGACAGCGCCCACGAATCGCTCGCGGCGCTGTGCCGAGCCATCAACACTGGTGGCGAGCATCCGAGGATCAACCTCCTTCGCATCGAGTCGGACGGAAGCAGGACCACCGTGCCGGACGTCAGGTCCTATGAACGTGTCGGCGAGACAGACCTCGACGGGTCGGACTTCTGGGTCTGGCAGCACTCCCGCAGAGGCGACTGGGGAACAAAGGGGCCGAGGTCTTAGACGATGGCTTTCTCACACGGACCATTCACCTTTGACGACGCCGGGAGCGGGGACGTCGACGAGTTTCTGTATACGGACCCCCTCGCCACCGACGCAACTCTTCCGCAAGCGGCGAACACCGCGCGGCGTTGGTGCTGGACGGACATCGACACGGTCTCCTCTGGCGTTGGTCCCGAGTTCGGAGTCGGCGGCGACCCGGATGGCTACCTCTACAACGAGATGTCATCTCCGGGCGCGTTCAATGATGAGTTCTACCTGGAGTTCGATACGACGCTCGACGCTTCTTCGAACGACATCGTGGTCAACTTCAGGACGTGCCAGCGCGGCAACAACTGTGACGCGACGTGCGTTGTCGAAACGAACGAGAACGGCGCGGGCTGGGTCGAGCGCGGCACGACGTTTGGAGGCTCCGGCGACCCGGACAAGGTCGGAACCAACGTCGCGCAGATTTGGAGCGTACGCTCGGTCGACCTCACCGGGCTTATCAGTCACGCCTCGACACGCATCCGCATCAAGATTGTCGCGGCGTCGGCGGGGACATCCTGGCACAACGACTACGGGCTCGACGAGATCGAGTTCGTCGGTACCGACCAGGTCGATATCGAGCAGAGGGCCTACCGTTTTCGTGAAGATGACGGGGATGAGGACGGCGCGACTTGGATTGCTGCCGAGGATACGAACATCACTCGCGGCAAGAACGTAAATACCAGGCTTCGAATTCAGACAGACGTCACCGGTTCTGCGTCAGCCGAGACGACCGATGATGCCCAGAAGAAGCCAACTCTCCAGTACCGAAAGGTGGGTGACCCCGACACTGAGTGGAGAGACGTTCCGGAGGCTGGCGCCTGATGGCAATAACATTCGTAGCAGCCACTGAGGCGACTTCCGCAACCGCGACAGTCACGATCAATGTCCCGAGCGGCGTGCTCGACGGCGACCTCCTGCTGCTCGTCTGCGTCCAGTCGGACGGTGAGGACGGAAGCTGGAACAGTCTCTCCGGCTGGACGGAAGAGGTGGTCGACGCCGTCGCCGGCGGCTCTGCCCCGTCCAGCCCCGAGTGTTCGGTCTTCTCCAGGATCGCAAGCTCCGAGCCGGCGAGCTACGCTCCGAGCGTCGATAACCCTGCGGGTGTCGGTACCGTCGCGAAGATGATGGCGTTTCGGAATCCCGATGCCGCGACGCCGATGGACCAGACGCCGACAACGGCGACAGGGTCCGGCAACGCGACACCCGATCCTCCATCCATTACGACCCAGACACCCGGAGCGTTCGTTGTCGCTATCGGGTTCATGGATGACGACCTGGCGACCCTTGCCGGTGTCCCCACTGGCTACACGGACCCGGACGGCCTGGGAATCATCACCACCGCTGGAGGTGGCAACGGTTGCTCCCTCGGTGTCGCGTATAACGAGATCGCCAGTGCGGGGCCGGAAGACCCGAGCGCTTTCAACTTCAGTGACTCGGACGAGTGGGGAGCAATCTCCGTCGCTCTCCGTCCTGGTGGTGGTCCCTCTGTCACCTCGATCGACGTAGACGATGACGTAGACGACGGGCAGACAGACGTCATCATCGGTGGGCTTAACTTCCTCGACCAGGGCACGGATTCAAAGGTCGAGTTCGGTACCCATCAGAACTACGACGACACCGACCAGATCCTCGTCGAGCAGACGGGGATCAATTTCTGGAACGAGACCGACGGCACGATCTCTATCGACGTCTCTGCTGTCGATGCTCTGGGCGGTCCGGGTAACTACTACGTTTTCGTCACCGACGCACTCGGGCAGACGAATACCTTCGGCCACCTCTTTGCTCTCCATCGGGCTCATGCGTTCCGGATGTCCCCGTCAGGGAACGTCTCCACGGACGGAGACCCGACGACCCGCCAGCTCACCTTGCCGGCAGGCAAGGACGACACCGACCACTTCGCCGGCGGCCGGCTCGAAGCGATTGACAACCCCGTCCAGGTTCCCATCGGTGACCCTTGGCCGACCGATGCGGTCCGCGAGGATGAGTTCTGCATCGAGGCTGTCGACGCAGCGGAGGTCGACACCGAAGGGGACTACGAGTTTCGACTCGTCTACGATGGTGAGCCGGCTCTTCCGCTTACGGATTTTCCGAATCCGATAATTTCGATCACGGCGTTCGTCGCGACGAGCGCATCGACTTCGGCCTCGTCGACAAAGTCGACGACGAAGTCAACGTCTCGGTCCTCGTCAGCCTCTACCACGAGGTCGTCGTCGGTCTCTACGACTCGTTCAACCTCTGCGAGTACGACCCGGAGTTCCTCGGTCAGTACGACCCGGAGTTCCTCAGCCTCGACGACTCGGAGTTCCTCAGCCTCGACGACCCGCTCGTCCTCGGTCTCGACGACCCGCTCGTCCTCGGTCTCAACGACCCGGTCCTCGTCAGTTTCTACGACTCGGTCTTCGTCAGTCTCGACGACGCGCTCGTCCTCAGTCTCGACGAGTGCATCGAGCACGCGATCGACATCGGCGACGTCTTTCGTTCCGCCGGCTGACGAAGTCATCCTGATTCGAGACACTGCGACGATCTCCGATATCGACGGAGACGGCTCAGAGGTCACGGTCCAGCTTTCGGCGACGTTCCCGAACTCGAACCTGAAGGTCGGGCAGGACATCCGCATCTTCGGGACGACGTCCTACAACGGCGTCTTCACGATCACCGTCGTGGACTCCCAGACGCAGTTCCGGTACGCGGACACCGTGACTGGCTCGGAGACCGGAAGCGCTGGCGGTCACTATACGAACCTCGTCGCGGCGGAGGCGGGCGAGCAGCAGGACGTCACCCTCATTGGCGCCCACCTCGTCTTCGAGCTGTACGACGACTTCCCGAATGGGATGACGGAGACGGCGCAGGTCCGCTTCGAGACGGCGGACTGGACGACGGACCGCAGCAGTTTCATCGTCATCCGCTCTGCTCCTGAAGACATCGGCTCTCCGTGGATTGAGCACGACGGTCCGACCGTCCGCATCAATGGTGTGACGTTCCCGGCCGACGGAACGACGCACGGAATCATCCACTTCGACGACGACCTGGACTTCTTCCTCCAGGACTTCGAGATTGACGGAACCGAGGACACCGACCACTCCGGCCACGTAGATGAGTACGCCGGAGTCACCTTCCGGGGCGGAGTAGGCGGCGGCTCGTTCCTCATGGAGAACATGAGGATCCACGGCTTCCAGGGGACGGGAGCCCAGCGCGACTGCGTCAGGATGATGTGCACAGGGTTCGACACCCTGTACCAGTGGCGCAACGTCGCCCTTTACGACGTGGACGATGAAGGCGTCCAGATGGATGCCGACGGCGGCTCTGCTTCCGCCGTTGATGACTGGCACCCGAACTCGTTCTGGGACCACGGAATCTGCCACGCCATCACCGACATTGGCATCGCCGTCGCCCTCAACAACTCCAACGCTTCCTTCCGGAACGTCTACAGTTCTTCGGTCGATATCAACTTCGACGACCGGGCGACGAACCGAATCCTCCAGGGCTACGGCTGCGCCTCGGAAGACACCACGGCTTCAACGCTTCCCGGCGGCGGAGGTAGCAACCCCACGAACGTCGACCCGGTCGAGCACCTCAGCGACCCGGACAACGGCGACTTCCGTCTGATCAACCGCACGGACGGGAACCTCCTGTCCAACCAGGGGTCGAGCTTCGACCTCGGCATGACAGACTTCGGGGGTGACCTCCTCGACCAGATGGGGCATGGGTCCGAGCTGGACATCAACGGTGACCTGTGGGGGACCGACCGCGACATCGGCATCTTCTCCTTCTCGCCGTTCGTCCCGACCAGTGCCTCGACGACCCGCAGTTCCTCAGTCTCAACGACGAAGTCGACCTCCGCATCGGTCACCGCCTCCAGCGCGTCGTCCTCGGTGTCAACGACGCGCTCGTCCTCAGTGTCCACCACCAAGTCGACATCCGCATCGACGACGGCGACGGACTCACCGTTCTTCGGGACGACGGACTGCGTCTACACCGAGATCGACTCGGGCGACCTCTCCAGCGGTGGCACCCAACACCCCGAGAGTTCTGGCCTCTGCTACGCTCCGGACCGCGACTACATCGTCAGCGTCTCCGATGACTTGTTCATCCGTGAGTTCGAGCGCGTCGGTTTCACTCCCGTCCAGAGCGACGTGGCTCTGGGCAATGGGATGCTCGACGTCGAGGGCATCTGCTGGATTGGTGACTGGTTCACCGACTTCGACTACGCCATCCTCGACGAGGGCGCGTCCGGCGGAGCGCTCACCCGTATCCACCTGGTCCCGTTCGCGGCTGGACAGACCAGCACCCCGACGGGAGTGGTCACCTTCTCCCTGCCTGACATCCCACGCCACACTGGGACGTACTCAGGGGAGGGCTGCGAGGGCCTGGCGTACGATCCGAACAAGGATCTCTTCTACGTCTCGAACCAGGCGGACACAGAGTCCGACGCGGGCATCTGGGAAGTCAACCTCAACGTCCTCAACACGGACGGCTTCCCGACGCAGCGGTTCCTCTACGACTACACGACCGCCGGGATTGTCAACGGCGCCGCGCCGTCGCCCCCGAGTCCGGTCGCCTTCTCGGACCTCTTCCACGGCGCCCAGATGGGGTCGGCTCGACCGGACGGCCCGTTCAACCGTTCGCTCTTCCTGCTGACTCGCGACACGACGGCCAGTCGACGGCTGGTCATCCAGCTCGACACAGAGTCCGGCGCCATAATCTCGGTCTTCACCCACGCCGAAGCGGCCCAGGTTGAGGGCGTCTGCTTCGACACGCTGTCGTCGCGCGGGGATATGTTCCTCTCCAAGGAGGAGGCCTCCGGCGGAACACCGAACGTCTTCCGCTACTCCTGCCTCGGACCGGTCACCACCTCAGCCTCGACGACGAAATCGACTTCGGTTTCCACGACGCGGAGTTCCTCGGCCTCGACAACGCGGTCCTCGTCTGTCTCTACGACTCGCAGCTCTTCGGTTTCAACGACCCGCAGCTCGTCGGTCAGTACGACCCGGTCCTCCTCGGTCTCGACGACCCGCAGTTCCTCGGTCTCGACGACTCGGTCATCGTCCGTCTCTACGACGCGCAGCTCGTCCGTCTCGACCACGAAGTCGACCACCAAGAGCACGACGCGCAGCTCCTCCGTCTCGACCACTCGCAGCTCTTCCGTAAGTACAACCCGTAGCTCCTCGGTCTCGACAACGCAGTTCACCTCGAACTCGACGACGCGCAGCACCTCGGTCTCGACGACCCGGAGCACGTCGCACAGTTCCTCGGTCTCAACCACCAGGAGCACCTCGGCCAGCTCGACCCG